TGGTCAGAGTGACTTGGCCGGGTTTCTTCGTGAGAAAGAAGACCCTCGGGTTGACCTTCACACCCAACTCATCCACGTAGTTCCCCTGCTCAAGGAGTTGCAAAGCTGCAACACTTCCCTTTATTTCTTCGGGGAGATTTTCCAAAGAAAACTCTTTATACTTCCTAGTTTGATGTTGCATTACAACTGCACTTTTTTGGAAAAGGTAAACCTCGTAGTTCTCTGGATGCTCTGCCTCTTTTCTTTTATAGTTTTCAAAACGTTCGGCCAAATCCAAAGCTCGGGCTTTTTCTTCTTCAGAAATAGTAAGACCTTTGACTAACCGCAAGAACATTTCCACACCGGGTGGTACACGAGAGGCCATACTTCTTGAGTATGTTGGCGTATGAAACAGCCCCCTGTATTTTTCATCTAATCCATCTCGAATACCCTTGAGTTCGCGCCTTTCCCAAGTATTGTAGTACCCCTGCATAACCTCGGACATTGACAGCATGGTCTGGACACTGAACTGGAGATGCTCAATGGCAAGCTTGTAGGCACGGTTAGGGTCTTTTGTTTTTGTTTTATAATGGTCTATGTCGTATTTTCTGTATTTGTTGTTAGTGCAGGTGGGGGAGAGGATGATATATTTACCATCTTCCTTGTATACCCCACCACGAACGAAAGGCTCTTGTTCAGAGGCAAAGAAGACATAACCAGATTTTAGACCCTTGTAGTGGTAAAGCTTCAAGTTAGACAGGCTTCTAACTTTCTGTAGCTTGTTGATAAGAGCGGACAATTCAGGTGATATGGTAAATCCAGCAGAATCTGTTCCGAGTTCAACAAGCCTGCTGAAGTGACAAGGAAAATCATACATCTTACTGCTTCCTTTCTTCTTCAATTGTGCGAGTAAATCCAAGGAGGACGTTGACAGAAGCGTTAATAGAAGCCCTCAAGGACTTCATGGAATCCTCTACCACCGACCTCTCTCTCAACATTTTTGTCCTGTAACAGACCAGCTTGACAAGGCAAAGATAGGCTTCGTGGTTTGTGTCCTTAAGTGCCTGACGCCACAGAGGTATATAGGATGCGTTAAACGGGTCGCGGCTAGTCTGCACGTTACGCAAAGTTGCGAACTCTTCGTAGACTTCCTGACGAAAATCCCAAGACCGTTTTCCTTGCGTCATCAGCGCATACACCGTGAAGACATGATCTGAAAAATCTTTCAGATACTTCTTGTATTTATTCTTCTCCTTGGTGTCCACCCTGTACCTCTTGACAGTCTCGGTAAGTCCACCCTTGAGGTAGTACCAAGAGTCACCATCTACTCTTTCGAACACCAGACTTGGCCTGTCTGCTGAACCGGGGTGATAGGGCTTTAGTTCCTTGACGAAGCTTGACCACCCACGTTTGACAACGTTTGGCGGGGCCATGGTATCCTTGGCAAGGAAGTATCTCTGCCCCTGACACTCTACGTATTGCTTCCCATCATTTGTAAAAGGCATGGTCAGCCCATACGGCAAGTAGTCGCGAAGAAGTCTGAGCCTGCCATCATGCCGATATTTACCGCAGCCATTGCGGATTGTTACTTGCTCATAAACCCTGCCACGACGAACAAAACGCTTGAACAGAAGGGGGGCAAAACGTTTGGCAGTCCGTCCATCAATCCACCCCGCTGGTTTCAGGTAGGGGTTCGATCCTCTGGGCCACGGCCGAAAACCCTCGGGGGTGCACATGTCGAGGAGTGGGTCTCCTGCACCCCCATCATAGATTGCGTAGCAGTTGTTGCTAAACTTGTAGACATGGTGGTAGAACTTTCTCCTGTCAATAGGCCGAAGGTTTAGTTCTTTACCAAACCTGTTGCTCACCAGCGGGGAGGTATTCTTGTAGAGGTTTCTGACTTGTTCAAAGTCCATTTTCTTTCTCCTTGTTAGAGGCTAGGCTAACACCATCTAGCTTGTGGTCTATCTTTCGGGTAAGGTTGTGTCTGTCCAGAAGATCGTAGTAGATTTCTACACTACGCCCACGAGCAAACTCGTTTTCAGGGTTAAAGTATTCTACATCATCTTCGATATCTTTCCACTCCTCACCGACACGAAGTATGGAATAGGCACCCGGAAGATTTCTCTGCTCACACATGTGCCGGGATAACTCTAACAGACTCTTGACTGACTGAACATAGGGGTCAGAATCATACCACTTTATTGACTCGGCGTAGTAATAAAGCAACAGGTAGCCGGAACTTGTGTCAATCTTCCAATGTTCAATGGCACCAAGTTCTTGAACACCTTCGAGGATTGAGTAAGAGGCTATCAACTCCTTAAAGTTACCAACGACCCACATAGGCAGGAACTTGTTGCAACTTGGCTATTCTTGCAAGCTCCACCATGAGGTGCGGAACATAATAGGTGTGACGATTAGCAATAAGATTTACCCTGACGTGCAGCAGGAAATGTTGTTTCTTGTAGTCCACACTTTGAATTTCCGCATTCTCCATGTCCGCTTTGATATTTGGAGGAAGCATTAGCATTGTTAGACTGGAGACTAACTCCCTATGTTCTTTGGACATAAAGTTTATGACGAAGCCTGTCTCAGACATCAGGACAAATCCCTCGCTTTGACGTGGACAACCTTGCCGAACGGGGGGACAGCCCGGTCATTATCCACGATCACCCACAGGACAGGGCAGTTGAAAGAACCCCAGTTGTTACCTACATACCCATCGGTGAACATGATGACGGCTTGAGGAGTGATGTTGTGGTCTTGCATGTGGGCAGGGACACAGGTAGGATCGGTGCCACCACCACCCTTGGGCTTGGTGGATTGGATCATGGTGTCAAGTTCATGCATCTCGTAACGTTCATCACCACACACCTCGGTATCCCAGTACAGGATACGCACAGCCTCGGGTTTGACCGTATCAAGGATACCCTTGGCCTCACTCAGGATGACACGAATCTCGGGGTCACCGATGGAACCGGACATGTCGCAGGCAAGCACAAGTTCTCCAACACGCTCGGAGATACCGGAGGGGAAGTAGTGACCCGCACCAAGGTAACGGCGGTTGGGACGCTTGTAGGTAGAGTAGTCGCTACCTGCACAGGTGGAAGTAACAAACTCACGCAACACTTCTCGCCAGTCTACCTGAACCTTGAGCAGATCGGAGAAGTCACGATCACCACCCGTACCAGTCTTGCCAGCGACAAGGGCACCCTGACGGATAGCCTCGTCAATGTCACGGGCCAGTTCGCGCTTCTCTTCTTCGTTCATTTCTTGAGCATTTTCCCAGTCATGCTCATCGAAGCCTTCGCCCTGACCCTGACCTTGACCCTGACCTTGACTTTGGCCTTGACCTTGGCCACCGCCTTTACCCTGCTTCTTCAGGTCGATAAACACGGCGGCGCTATCCCATCCACGATACTTGGGATCAAGAAGCCCACGGGTGAGGGGGCCAGTCATCGTGGCGAACTTGTCGCTACTGTTGTCGTCAGAAATCTTTACGTTGATAACGTAGTCACAAGCAGCGTTGGCCAGCTTGGCATCTTCCTTGTAAAGATGATACCAAGTGTGCAGGTGGCGGAACAGCTTGTGGTACACCTCGTGGAGCACAAGGAAGCGAAGTTCGGCATCGTTGAGGCTGTCAACGAACGCACGACCATACCACTCGTCGCGGCCATTGGTGCAGGCAGTGGGCACATCGTCAGACACGACACGCTTGCCGATCATCATGACGCCAGACAGCGCCATGTACTTGGGGTTGGCCATGATATCCACGGCAGCCTTGTGCAGGCGCTGCTCGGGGGTGAGGTTCTGGTTCATGAACATGTCTGTTCTCCTGTGATCAGAGTTCGTCTTCGTCGTCGTCAAGGTGGCGAGGCAGGGTTTGCATGTGCTTGGCCCTACTGCCAAGGTCAGGACAGAAAGCCCTGAGGTAACGCTTGATAAGGAACAGGCTCTTGGTAGTCATGGATGTATCGTTAGTTACCCTGACTAAATCGTTAGACGACCCTCTAACAGAGAAATAATCCCACGATCCATCGGGGTGGTAGGCTCTTACATCCCCGTCCTTATCCAGCCAAAGGTCTATACCCTCTACACTACCAAGAAACTCGTAGTCATAGTCGTCCAAGAAAGTGTGCTGTGGTTCGAACATGTTTACCTCCGTCCATCCACACTTATAGCATATTTATTCTGTATCGTCAAGTGTTTCTACGTAACCTCCAAAACATTTCAGTGCGTGGGCTGCGAGTGGTAAGATATCGTGTATGTCGGTCAGTATACGTTTGGTTGGAATGTTACTGAACACGGCATCCGAGTCAAACCATTCCTCGTCGTCTTTATGCAACACCACCTCGGAAGAGGCTATTCGCTTTCTCTCTTCGGCATTAGCCCGTGCGTAGCGAAAGAACCTGTCTATGCCGTGGATGGAGAAGAAACTTTCTTCACTTTCCATACACACCACAGACAAATCTTTTGGGTCTTTGGTATGCGCCTCACGATTACTTGTGTTGTCAAACACTATAAGATCGTAAGCCCCAAAGGCACATATGAAGTGTACGCCTGATTCTTCTCTCCTGTCACGGCGTCTCATCTTCAAACTCCCTCAAAGGCAGGCCACCAAAGACTTTTGCAAATCTCAGGATCATCCTGTATTCGAATAGGTTCGGCTTGACCTTGTCCTCATTGTGTCTGAACCTTGGCCACGTCTTGTTGGGGCCAATAAACTCTATGGTGTCCCAATACGCAGGGCTGTGGCCTGTAACCACTCTAACACAGACTTCGTCTTTTGGGTGACGTTTGTTAAATAGCCATAGGTCAAACCTACCTACACCACCGATAAAGCGCAGGTCTTCCCGTTCGCTATAGGCTTGATTGTACCATCTAGGTTCCATCCTAACCTCCGAATATTCTGATGGCTGCGATAAGTACTTCTCGTGTCTCTTTGTCAGGCCACGTCTTCGTGTTGGTATGAACTGTTTTGTACCTCCTTGGGTGGCAGTTGAAATTATCCAAGGTGTGTAAGATTTCCTCCTTGTTTTTGAAAGAAGTAAATCCATGTGGGCAGAGAAGGATATAGGTATAGGGTCCATCGCTCTGTATCACATCAAACTCTTTATACTGAACAATGGCCCGTCTTTCCCTCTCTACACGTTTACTTGCCCACTTATTATATCTTGGGACTAGCATGATAACCCCCGGTGTTAGAGGGGTGGCTAACTGGAACCGCCCCTCTGCTGGATCACATGTCGAGAGAGGGAAGGGTGGCAAGGATTTCGTCCACCTTCTTCTTGGTCTCGGCCTTCAGGTTGCTGTCGTACTTCACCATGTCAACAGACAAACCTTGGAAAGTGCTGACCAGTTGACGTTGGGTAGCCTGCATCTGGGGGTCGTGAGTAATGTTCACATCCTCCATCAGCTTGGCAATCTCCATCGCACGATCAAAGACCGACCGATGCATGGGGTACTTGCGCTCGCCTTCAGGAACCTCGGTGAGCATCTTGGAGATAGGCTCCAGCGTCTTGAGCAGACGGCTCCACACATCTGTCATCACACCCTCAAGCTGACGGCTGTAGGCTTCCTCGTAACGAGACTTCAACTCTTCCACCGCCTCATTACCAATATCCACACGGAAGTCTCCGCTGTCAGGCAGGGGCATGTAGTTGATGTTGAAGTAAAACTTCTTGCGGAGTTGATCGACGGTGGGGTAGTCACGATCATTCCACAGTTCGCCAAGGTTCTCAGGCCCCTTGCTACGCAGCGTATCATACGCAGAAAGGAAGGTGTTGACCAAACCATAGAAGATTTGTTGAGCCTCGGTCGCCACTTTGTGGTAATCAAAGTAACGAGACGTGAGCAGCAGGCGGGGGCCGGTGTCACTCCACGGGTGGGTGTACTGGTAGTGACGGTTCACTCGGAAGGTGGTGACAAAACTCTGGATCGCATCAAGTTCCGGGCAGTCACCCAGAAGCTTCTTGCTGTAGGAACCGGAGCCTGCCTTAGCACCCTTCATCAGTTCGATGTCCTTGGCAGCTTTCTTGTCCTGCTTGCGCCCAGACCAGAAGCCGATGTTGACCTCTACCAGCATGGCGGAAGAGGACAGGGACGGGACGTTGGTGTTCACGTTGGTCTCAAAGTTGAACATCTTTTTTCTCCTAGATGTCAGTGGGTTGTTGGTAGTTCCTAGTGTTAGAGGGGAGACTAACAGCCTCCCCCCAAGCCATCACTTGCGGTCAGCGGCGAACATGTAGTTGTTGGCCATCGCCCACTTGGTGAACTTCTTGTTGGTGAGCACAAGACCTTGGTTCTGGTACTTGGGAGAGCGCACACCATTGGCGAACATCCCCTGCGCCTCCTTGTCGAGACGGTCGAGGTAGTCCATCCACGGGTCGACCAAGTCTTTGTCCATCGCACCCAGCGCACGATACACCACCATGCAGATGGCAGCGGCAGAGGTGGGGACGGTGGCATTGGCCGGGTCGGCCTTGATCTGCGCCAGCGTAGGCAGTTGGTCGGCCAACTTGGTGAAAGCCATCATGTCCTGCGCAGCACGAGCACCCACAGTCCCGATGAGAGCAGCCGTCACAGACTGGTCATCAAGCCGGTCACGCAGCTTGAGCCAGTTAGACGCCTTCTCTAACGAACGGGGAGTGACGAAGGCAGAACGCTGCGATTTGGGGTGAAAGATATACTCGTTATCATCAGGGTTCTTGACCTCGGTGAAGTCATGGAACGCTTGCGGATGTTCGCGCACCCATGCCAGCAGCGAGTGGTCGATATCGTTGTTGATGCCCCACTCAATCCATTCCAGATGCGAAGGTTTGCGCATGGTGATGACGGTGATGCGGTTGCGACCATGCGGGGGCAGCAGGTCACCCACACCCTCGGCACCCAAGTTGGACGTGGCAAACACGATGCTCTTCTCGTGCAGCCTGTAGGGTCCGATCTCCCGCTCTTGCAGCAGACGAAGAAGGGCGTTCTTCACGGAGGGGTTGGCCTTGCCAAACTCATCCAGCATAAGGACGATGGGCTGCTCGTGGAAGTGCATACCCAACTCTTCATTGGTTGCGAAACGAACATAGTCGTTTCCATCCAAGTCCTTCAGGCGGGGAAGCATGATGTCGCCCAAGTCCTTGGTGGTGCAGTCGAAATACACACCCTTGTGGGTGGCAGCCAGCGTCTTGGACAGCATCTTGAGAATGGAAGACTTGCCCGAACCCATCGCACCTTCGACGTAGGTGGTGTTGATGTGACCACCCGTCATGAGAAGGGCCACGATTTGGTCGATGGACAGGTCGTACATCTTGACGTTGTTAGCCATGAGATATTATCTCCAGTGTTGTTAGAGCATCGTCTAACGAGATGAAAAAGAAAACAGATTGACTGGTTACATTTACACTATAACATACTAATCTTTAGTAGTCAACTGGTTCTGAAGCGGGGGATTCTTCTGTATACCCTACACGCGCAGCTTCCGCCCATATGCTAGGGCAGAAGATGTTGAGGTAGTGGGATATCTGGTCGAGTTCCTCTTCCGTCAGGTCGAGGTCTATTTGGAAGCCCATCGCATAGCGAAGTTTCCCACTCGGTGTCGGCAGCAACCAATCGTAGTTGGCCCGCCTAGCCCGCTCGTGTCCGTCCTTGACGAACACCCGCACGTCGAGGGGGATGTTCTTGCTGGTGGTATCTTCCCACATAATCCAGATGTCGAAGTCACCAATGCCACCAACGAACTGCACCTTACTGACCTCTGGATCATGGGGTTTTTCTTGGCAGTCCCGCAACATGCTGCTCATGAAACAAGACCACCTTGGTTCGTTAGCGAACATCGCCGTCTTTCTCCCTCAGCTTGCAGCGCATCTCCTGCAACGTGGGTTCGTCCTTGTGCCCGCTACACATGAAGCACGAGCACTTGGCCATGTTGTTAGCCCAACGTCTAACTGCACCCTCATCAGCCCACGCGGCAAGCACCCGGCTCTTGCGCGCCCTCTGCCTCATGCGCTGCTCGTGATGGCGACGGTATGCCTTGCCCCTCATGCGCGCAGTTCCTTCGACAGCCAGCGGTAGATGCTGGACTTGCCTACGTTGAAGGCGAAGGCGGTATTGGCCACGGCCTTGCTCTTGGTGTGTCCCTCGCGCATCAGGTAGCGCACGGTGTAACACACCTCGGCTCGGTGTCCCTCGCTGTATCCGTATTCGATGTGACCATACATGGCCTTGTTCCCGCTGTCATGGAAGCGTTCAAACCTGTTAGACATTTCTCTAACTCTCCTCTTCTGTGTATCCGCCGAACAGTTGCAGGATTGTCACCGCTCGTTCATATTCATCCTTGGTTGGAAAATACTTGGAGTGATCGTGACAAGCCAACTCTTCATAAGTCCGCAGCTTCGCTAACCTTGTGGGGATCAGGTGGATAATACGCCCAGGAAGATACTTGGTTGGACTTGTATCCACCATCGCGACGGTGCCATAGGGATTGGTAAGAATGTCCCATTTACCTACCCCACCCATGTAAAGGATTGAGTTTAATTCTTTGAAAACCCTTTTCATATTAGCCCCCGATCTAACCCCAGATCAGCAGGGCAAACTGCACCCATGTCAGAAGGTAGATCAGCCCCCACATCACACCCAGCACAATGGCAGGCATTGTTACGAACAGAGTGAGAAGAAAAAAGATTCTCATGTTAGCCTCTCCTCTAACGGTTCCGCATCATTTGGCCGAAGTGGGAGAAGGGCATCGCCGCCCCGCACCGCTTGCGAGCCAGTCCCAGCGCCTTCGCCTGCTCCTTGGCGATGTAGCGCCGGGTCTTGGCGTTCCTCTCTTTTTTCGGAATGCTCGCCAGCCACTGGCGCAGTTCGTCTTTCTCGTTAATCATCGATCTCTCCGGTTTCGAGCGTTCTCATCAGGTGTTAGTCGCTACTCTAACACGACCGGGGTAGTGTGGGGGCGCTATCGCTTGCCGATCCCAATCACTACCATTCGATCTATCTTTTGCGCTTGCCAGCATGGCCTCGTTCAAGACCGGCGTCTGTGCCGCTCTATTCCTAGCCATCGCTCTTTTCGGGTCCGCGACGTGGGTGATAAGTCCGCTGTGCTTTACGTTGCTTGCGCTTCGAGTTTGTCGGTAGCATGGTTGGCAGATAACTCGTATTGCTTAACCCCTTTCCTGCACTCGTACCGTTTCCGCTAACCATTTCTCACATACGGGAATTGCGTCCCTTGCGCTTTCTTGATCCTGCACCCGTTAGAGCATCGTCTAACAGGACAAGCACCGTGCGACACAGCTTGTCGCTTTCCCTGCATCCTCGGGTTTCCCCTAGCAGGCATATTGCCATCAATGTCAAAGAGCCGTTAGAGCACCGTCTAACGCAAGGTCGGTGGGCGAGCCTACAGGCGGGCCGGGTTCCGAACCTTGGAAACAAATCACTGACAACACACCCACTATACCATAATAACAAACCATTGTCAAGCGTTTTTGAGGAAGAAAAAAACTTTTTATTTTGGTGATTGTTAGAGCAAAGTCTAACTAACCCACCCATCCACCCCACTACTATCGGTTACTATCGGGCAGCGTTAGCGGACAGGAAGCTATAGGAAACTATACCGGCCTCGGCCACCCATCCACCCAGCCCACCCATTCTATCAGACTACTATCGGGCTTGGCCGGGACGATGCCCGGCGAGTAGACATGCGAAAGCCCCGGCCAGTTTCCCAGCCGGGGCGAGTGTTAGACCGCAGTCTAACGGATCATTCAGGCGTCTTGACTAGTTTCGACACGCCGAACATGGTGGCCAGCGCCGTGATCCCCGCCTGCGCCTTGGCGACATCCTTGCACAAGGGCGACTCGTCGGCGGTCCGGTTCATAAGGTACTGGAGACGCTCCGCGACCTTTTGCAGATCAGTCTTGGATGACGTGGCCGGGGCTTCCTTCTTGCCGTCGCGCTTGGCGATGGCACGCTTGAGCGCCGCAATCAGGCGCTTGCGCGGCTTGTCCAACTGCATCTGCACCCATTGCTTGCTACGCTCGACCGCGCCACCGTCCGCGCCCTTGGTAGTGCAGAGCACAGTGTCGCCCTTGGCCTTGGAGAACAGCACCTTGAGTGCCTTTTCCGAAAGAGACCCCTCGCCATGATCTTCATGTGCAACGAACACAAGCGAGCGAGCGGCCAAATCGTCGAACATCGGGCGCATGGACTCGCCTTTCTTGATATTCTCCAGCGTGAACCCGGCGGCCAGCATGTCGGCCCCGACATCGGCCCACTCGCGTTCTGCCTTGCGGCCCATACGCTCGGCGGCGCGGGCTTTCTTGGCGATGTCTTTGACGGTGGCGGTCTCGTTCGAAGCGGCAACAGTGGTTTCGATAGCGTTATTCATGATCTTGTCTCCATAAGGTTTGGCCGAACCGTCTTGGCCCGGTGAGACAAGATTTAGCCGTTAGAGGGCGGTCTAACAACCCCTTGTAACAATTCTCTCGTTCTTGTGATCTATTGTAACAATCATTCGGGTGTGGATGATTGGGGGGATGCATCTAGAACCGGTCTATGTTAGAAGCTCTAACATCCGGCATGTGGTATCAAAATACCCCAGCCAAGATTGCGGAGGCTTTCCGCCATAACGGAATCGTTTGTGTGCTAACGATCTGTTAGAATTTGCGCTAACACGAACCGACGAGAACAAAAGCGGAACACTACGATCAGAAGTGTTGCCTAAATGTCACACCGGGGGCATGGGCCACCCACCCGTTCCGGGTTGCGTTGTATACACCCTCTGACAGCGGGGGGAAAATTGGGTCTGTAAACCTTACGTGGTTTACAAAAATGTTCGAAAAGTGCTAATATAAACTAAAGTTTATGCCCTGACACTTAACCAACTGGTTAAATATTACACAAGAGAGGGGTTTTATCTAGGAGAGTGGGGGAGAGAAAGAGACCACGCCGGTATTACAACCTGTTAGACGGGCGACTAACACGGTTGAAAGGGCTGAAAATACGCCCAAATTTAGGTTGTAGTCCCCGGCGGGAGAGTCTGGAAGCCCCTGAAATGAAAAAAAGTGGGGTTCAGGTTGTTTTTCCTCTTGACAAACGTGAATTTTTGTGTATAATATACTTAAGTGATACTTAGAGAGGACTCTAGAAGACCACTAGAGTACACTTCAAGCACTTAACAGTATCTTATCCTCTCTATATCTCCTTAAAAAACTTAAAATCTAGAGTATTACTTAAGGTAGATACCTAAGGTATGACCTCTAGTGGTACCTTAAGTAGGAGATTTTGGTTTGGAGAAAGGGGGAGAGTAGGATTTTTCCTTTCATCACTATACCAAACGCCCAACACAACCAACTTTTTTCTTTCATCCCCAAAAAAAGGGTTGACAACGGGCAAACACTATAGTATAACTAGGGGCAACTTTGAAAACTTTTGTCAACGAGAGCGTCATTGAAGAGTTTTATAAGGCGATAGCCAAGAACGATAACGAATTTCTCTTCTCCGTCTACATCCCTCACTCCGATGTCTTCTATGTGAGGGAACATCTCTTCCAAAAGACAGGCAACTGGTACACTCTGGACTACGTGGAGTGGGCTATGCTGAAAGAAGGGATGCTGGACCCAAAACTTTGCCATCACGTTGACGAGAAACTCTCTTGGGAAGACTACCCCCACGAGAAATTGGCCAACAGACGGAGAGCATGATGGCAGAAGACGGTAGTGATCGCCAGTGGCACTTGGACAAAAGGGTCCCCATTGCCCTTATTTTTACCATCTTCATGCAAAGTGCCGCAGCAGTGTGGTGGGCTGCCGGGATCAATGAGAGAATTGGCCAGATTGAACGCAGGCAGGAAGCAGCCAGTGTGAGGTCGCAGGATGCGGATGTTGCCATTGCCGAGCAGAGCAGAAAAATTGCAGTGCTGACCGAAGCGGTGGCAAATACCAACAAGAACCTTGAGCGGATGAATGACGAGATTGCTAATACGAACCAACTGCTGAGAGAGTTCTTGCTGAGTTACAGAGAGAATAGACAACAATGATCAAGTGGATCAAGAACCTTATCAACAAAGGAAGCGATGAAATGAGTGAAGAGAACAAACTGCCGACGAAGAAGATTTGGGAATCGAAGCTGAACTGGACGGGTCTTCTCTCGTTCATTATCGGTCTTCTTTCTTTCTACGACATTATCCCCGCTGGCTCCGAGCAGAAGTTTCTGGAGACTGCGCTGATGGTCTTCGGTGCTCTGGTGCCCGTCCTTCGTACCTATTTCACCGAAACCAAGATTGAGAAGTAATGGACTCGAAACTGACAGCGGGCTTGATCATTGTATTGGTCAAGTCCTTTCTTGTCTACCTCAAACTCTTCTACAAGGGCAAGGTGGAAAAGGAAGTGCTGGCAGAAGTCCTCAGGGAGAAGCAGGACGAATATGAGAGGGTTAGAAAGGTTTTGGAAAAGGTTGATGACCCTCGCAGCGAGTCTATCGATGATCTTCGTAGCGAGTTGCTCAAGCGTTCAAAACAGCGCTGAGGCTTATTGCGAGATCACCAAGGAGTCCTACGCCAAGCATGCTGAAGCCTTGGTGGAGGTGACAAACGAAGAGGCTATCTACACCGGGGTTCTGGTGATTAGACAAAGAGATGCCTTCTGCAATGGACACTTTCTAGATGCCACGTAAAGAAAATACTTGACAAGTATGTACGTTACCAGTATAACTAGTGTATCAAGACAGGGGACTAGTTATGGCTGGATGGAATCACGATAACGCCAATTGGAAGCCGAAGAACTGCGCAGTGTGTGACAAGGAGTTTACTCCCAAGTCCGGTGTCCATAAATTCTGCAGTGAACAGTGCAAGGGTAAGTGGCAGTACATTACTGGACGAGCTTCAACAAAAAACCAATACAAAAAAATCTCTGGAAATTGGCGAAGGTACCTCTCTCGTCTTCAGTACGCTGCAGGGAGGAAGAGAGACAAGCTCTCGGTAGACACTCTACTGGAGAAGCTGGAGGAACAAGACTACAAGTGTGCATTGTCTGGTCTGCCTCTTACTTGTCATCTGGAAAAGGGGAAGAAGTTTCCCCACAATGTCTCGGTTGACCGGGTAATCCCCGGTGGCCCCTACACCAAGGAGAACATTCAATTGGTCTGTCGTGCCCTAAACTCTTGGAGAGCCGATACTGACATGGATGAGTTCGTGGAAATGTGCCGCGCAGTGGCCAAGCATTTTGACAAGAGGGAAAGCGAGGTTTAGGATGGTTACGCAGCGTAACTATCGATAGCCCGTAAAGAATACGATAATTATCATGGAAAACCGGAGCAGAAAGCAAAACGCGCTGCTCGTGGTCGTGCTCGCTACAAAGCCATGAAGGCGGGTGTAGCCAAAAAAGGGGATGGCATGGACATCCACCATAAGAACGGGAACCCTTTGGACAACCGTTCCTCAAACCTCGCCAAGACAACCAAGCGAGCAAACCGGTCCTTTCCTCGGACCAAAACAGCAAGGAAGAAATGAGAAATGGCAAAAGATGATAATGGCGAACGCTACAAGGAAGGCGTAGACTTCGAGTGGGTCAAGGCCAAAGGTAGCAACTACAAGACTCGCAGGTTCTTCTCCAAGGCCGAGAAACGTGCTCGTGCTGAAAAAGAAAATGCTGCGAAAGCAACTACGGATGATAAGCCCACTGGTTCGACTCGTCGTTCCACGGAGTCTACCGCTTCGACCTCTAAGGCTTCTACTCGTCCCAAACCCCGCCCTGCTCGTAATAACACTGGCACCCCCAAGCCTCCGTCTGGTGATGGCCCTGCGTTTGAGAAAAAGGGTCGTGGTGGCAACCCGATGGGTCAATCGACTCGCGGTCTGGAATCGGCCATGCGTCAACGTTCTCTCCGTAACGGGAAGGGTTTTGGCTCTGGCTCTATCCTTCTTCCCCCGAGTCCCAATCCCACTGCCAAGGACAAATCCAATCAACGTCGTGAGGCAAAGCAGAAAGCTCGTGAAGAAGCTCTCGCTGCTGGCGGTCGCGTGTCCCCGCTTGGTCGTATGATTGACAGGGCGTTTAATAACGAGGCTCAAGCCGCCAAGAACAAGAGCCGTAGCTCCAAGCGCACTGGTGGTATGGCCAAGGGTGGTCTTGTCAAGGCCAACTGCGGTGCTTCCATGAAGCCTACCCAGAAAAAGTTTGGGAAAGGTAAGAAGTGATGAAACAGTACACCCCCCAACAGCAGAAGTTCCTCGACGTTCTCTTCGAAGAGGCTGAGGGGGATGTACTTGTGGCGAAAAGGCTGGCGGGGTACTCTGACAATACTCCGACCAGCCAAGTCGTCCGCAATCTTGAAGATGAAATCTTTGAGATGACGAAGAAGTACATTGCCCGCACCGGTCCCAAGGCTGCCTACGCAATGCACCATATCCTACAGAATCCTACGGCCCTTGGCAACAAGGAGCGTCTGGCGGCTGCAAAAGAGGTTCTTGATCGGACAGGTCTTGGCAAGGTTGATAAGATCGAAGTGAAATCAGAAACCCCTCTTTTCATCCTACCCCCGAAGGCAGAAGATGCGGATTGAAGATAGGAAAGTAAAACTTCCAGAACCAGACCCGGTGGAGAACAAGTGGGTAAAGATTCCCCGAGCAAGTAACACTGTCCCATGGGGCTATAAGGTATCTGAAGAAGACGATTACATTCTTGAGCCTATTCCAGAACAACTCTTTCTACTGGAGCAGGCCAAGGAGCACCTGAAGAACTACAGTTACCGTGCTGTTGCAGAATGGCTGTCAGAAGCGACCGGTAATTACATTTCTCATATGGGGTTGAGGGAGAGGATAAAGCGTGAACAAACCAACCGAAGGCGTGCTAATGGGTATTACAGTGCCGCTAAAAGCCTCCAAAAGACGCTCGAAGCGCTCCGCAAGCTCGAAGAAGAAAGCCTCGGCAGTACAAACGAACCCTCCCGGGCAAACGAGTTCGAATACCTCCTCGACTCCAGCGACCGTGAAACCGGCAGCAATTAATGTCCAATCAGCACAAGAAATCATTTTCAAACCCAACCCCGGCCCACAAACCGAGTTCCTCTCTGCCTCGGAGCAAGAGGTTCTCTACGGAGGTGCTGCTGGTGGCGGCAAGATCGTCTGGGACTACCAGTCTGTCCTGACCCCGTGGGGTTGGAAGTCTTGTCAGGACTTGCAAGTTGGGGATGTTATCTCGGACCCCGTGACTGGCGGGACTCAAACCATTACTCACCTTTTCGCGTGGGAAGAGTTGCCAGTTTGGGAAGTTGAGTTCGATGATGGCACCATTTTTGATACTGCAGAGCAACATCTGTGGCAGTACAAGATGGCAAGAGATGGTAAGGACCGCGTAAGAGTCTCCTCCACCGCCGGTATGATGGGCCACATGAAAAGAACCAACAAATCGGCTATTATCCAGACCAACTCTGCAATAGAGTTTGAACCTAGGGAAGTGCAACTTGACCCCTACATGATGGGGTGTCTTCTCGGAGATGGTTGCCTGACCACCAAGGCGGTCTCTTTTACAAGCCATGAAGAAGACTGGGATCACTACTACAAAAACTTTGGCCAACCAAGTGTTGTAGTAAAAGACCAGTTTGTAAGGTTCGTGAGACAGACTCGAAAGGATATTGTTTCTGCATTGGAGTTCTACAACCTCCTTGGCTTGAAGTCGAGTGACAAGTTTGTTCCGGATGACTACCTGTTGAACTCTATCGAAACTCGCAAAGAAGTCTTGCGTGGACTCATGGATACCGATGGTTATCGGGACACTGGCAGGGCTAGGGCAGAGTTTTGCTCGGTCTCCAAGTCTCTGACTGACGCAGTTGTTTTTCTTGCCCGTTCTCTTGGCTATCGTGTCAGTGTGTATACGAAGGTTGGTAGCTATAAAAACGAAACTGGGGAAAGAGTAATTTGCCAGACCGCATACAGGACCTATATTACTGGGCAGAATGTGGATGATATCTTCAATCTGCCGCGAAAAAAGAGTGGTGTAATAGGGAAACAGGCTGGTAGAAGGGTTGTAAGAATTAATGAAGACACTGGACGAACCGCCAGAGGCAGATGTATCTCGGTTTCGGCAGAGCATAACCTCTATGTATCGGATGATTTTGTTGTCACTCACAACAGTTACGCAATGCTGGCCGACCCTGTACGTAACTTCAACAGCCCTTATGCTAAAATGCTTTTGGTTCGTCGGTCTACTGAAGAACTTCGGGAACTGATTTCTACTTCCAAGCTTCTTTACCCGCGAGCCATACCCGGTATCAAGTGGTCTGAACGAGACAAGACTTGGACTGCCCCTTCTGGTGCCACTTTGTGGATGTCCTACCTCGACAGGGATGATGACGTACTTCGTTACCAAGGGCAGGCTTTTACGTGGATTGGTTTTGACGAACTTACTCAGTGGCCTACTCCTTACGCTTGGGACTACCTTCGTTCTCGTCTTCGTGCAACCAAGGACTCAAACCTGAAGCTGTATCAGAGGGCAACAAGTAACCCCGGCGGTCCCGGCCACCAATGGGTGAAGAAGATGTTCGTTGATCCGGCACCTTTCGGGAAGTCTTTCTGGGCAACCAACATTGAAACCAAGGAAGTAATTACTTTTCCTAAGGGGCATAGTAAAGAAGGTAACCCACTCTTCAAGCGTCGGTTTATTCCTGCTACCCTTTTTGACAACCCCTATATTGCTGAAGACGGGATGTATGAGGCTAACCTGCTTTCGCTTCCGGAACACCAGCGCAGACAGCTTCTGGAAGGTGATTGGGATATCAATGAGGGTGCCGCCTTCCCAGAGTTTAACAGGAAAGACCATGTCGTTGAGCCTTATGATATTCCAGATTCTTGGACAAAGTTTAGGGCTTGTGACTATGGGTACGGTAGCCACACGGGGGTCTTGTGGTTCGCAGTTACCCCCTCGGAACAACTCGTAGTCTACCGGGAGCTTTATGTCTCCAAGGTAACTGCTTCTGATCTTGCCGACATGATCCTTGAAATTGAAGATGGGGAAAAGATCAGGTATGGAGTTCTGGATAGCTCTTTGTGGCATCAGCGGGGAGATCGTGGTCCCTCTCTTGCACAACAGATGATCCAGAAGGGTTGTAAGTGGAGACCTTCCGACAGGTCCAAGGGTTCCCGAGTGTCCGGTAAGAACGAGATTCACCGCAGGCTTCAGATTGATACGTTTACTGAAGAGCCTCGATTGGTTATTTTTGATACTTGCACCAACTTGATTAACCAGCTTCCTGCTATCCCTTTGGATAAGAACAACCCCGAAGATGTGGATACCAAGGCTGAAGACCACCTGTACGACGCTCTTCGCTACGGGGTTATGACAAGACCAAAGTCTAGCATCTTTGACTTTGACCCTGCCTCTCAGCAATCCGGGTTCCAAGCCGCAGATCAAGTCTTTGGTTATTGAGGAGACATGAATGGAAGACCAACTGGACATGGACGACGATATCCTTTCGTCTATTGAGGATGTAAAGAAGGATGAGACTACCGACCCTGCGGTTGGTAACATTGCGGCTCATGTTCGTGACCGCTTCAAGAAGGCGGCGGAAGTTCGTGAAGCGGACGAACAACGGTGGATGCGGGCCTATCGCAACTACCGTGGTATCTATGACAAGTCCATGCAATTTACCTCCACAGAAAAGTCTCGCGTCTTTGTGAAGATCACCAAGACCAAGGTCAATGCTGCCTATGCCCAGATTACCGAGGTTCTTTTTGGTAATAACCGTTTTCCTCTCTCTATCAATCCCACTATTCTCCCCGAAGGAATCAAGGAATCGGTCTACATTGAAACCAACCCTCAGACCGGAGGGTCTCCCCCTGCCCCGGGAATGCCCTCAGGAGGCCCGGAGAGCGCCGCTGAGGGGCCTCAAGGACTTCTCCCGGGGGAGACATACCAAGAGTTCAAAAGTAGGCTTGGAGCACTAACCAAAAAGCTTGATCCTGTCAAGGACTCTGTGAAGGATGGACCGGGTACTGGACCTACTCAGGTTCCTTTCTACCCCGCCATGGTCACGGCCAAGAAGATGGAAAAGAAGATTCACGACCAGATCGATGAATCTGACGGCAAGAAGCACCTCCGGTCCACAGCTTTTGAATGTGCTCTGCTGGGCACTGGTGCCATGAAGGGGCCGTTTGTTGTGGACAAGGAGTATCCCTCGTGGACAGATGGTGGTGACTATGCCCCGTTCGTGAAGGCTTCTCCCAACATTTCCCACGTTTCAATCTGGAACCTGTATCCGGACCCGGATGCTACAAACATGACTGACGCCGAGTATATCATTGAGCGTCATAAGATGCCCAAGTCCCAGCTTCGTGCCCTCAAGCGTCGTCCGCATTTCCGTGCCAACAAGATTGATCTTGCTATCCAATACGGGGAGAACTACCAACCCGAGTGGTGGGAGCAGGAGATGGAGGACTTTCGTCAGCAAGGTCCGCTGGAGCGTTACGAAGTTCTGGAGTTCTGGGGCTACGTGGATGTAGAGTTCCTTGAGCAGGAGGGTGTTAAGGTTCCCAAAGAACTGAAGGGTAATGAGCAGGTGTCCGTTAATATCTGGACTTGTAATGATCAAGTGATTCGCTTTGTCCTTAACCCCTTCAAACCCTCTTACCTGCCCTATTACTGCGTTCCTTACGAACTGAACCCTTATAGCTTCTTCGGCATTGGTGTTGCCGAAAACATGGATGATACCCAGACGATCATGAATGGCTTCATGCGCATGTCGATTGACAACGCTGCCCTGTCTGGAAATTTGCTTATTGAAGTTGATGAAGATAACTTGGCCCCCGGTCAGGACCTTACCGTGTATCCGGGTAAAGTTTTCCGTCGCTCTGGTGGTGCCCCCGGTCAAGCAATCTTTGGTACCAAGTTCCCCAATGTTGCTCAAGAGAACATGCAGATGTTCGACAAGGCTCGACAGTTGGCAGACGAGTCCACTGGCTTCCCCTCGTTTGCTCATGGTCAGACCGGCGTGACCGGCGTGGGCCGAACCGCTTCTGGCATCTCTATGCTGATGTCTGCGGCCCATGGAGCTATCCGTGCGGTGATCAAGAACTTTGACGACTATCTGCTAGGTCCCCTCGGCAAATCGCTGTATTACTTCAATATGCAGTTTGACTTCGATCCCGAGCTTCAAGGTGATTTTGAGGTCAAGGCCGAGGGGACTGAATCCCTTATGGCTAACGAAGTTCGTAGCCAACGTCTGATGCAGTTCCTTGGCATTGTTCAGAACCCTGTTCTGGCACCCTTTGCCAAGATGGATTATATCATTCGTGAGATCGCAAAGTCCATGGACCTTGATCCGGATAAGGTAGCTAACTCCATGGGTGAGGCTGCTATTCAAGCCGAACTTCTCAAGAAGTTCCAACAGCCCCCGCCCGAACTTGCTCCGGGTCAGGCTCCCGGTGCTCCTGTTGGCGCTATTGGCGGTGCTCCGGGTGGTCCTCCGGGTCCTCCGGGTGGCCCCAAGAAGCCCCCTGCTGGCGCTCAAGCCGCTGATCCTCAAGGCTCTGGGGGTGGAAATATTGGCACTGGCAGTGTTCCCCCGCCGGGTGTCCAAGGCTTTGCCGGTAATACTGGGAGCATAGAATGAGCATTAAATCTCTGGTAAATACGCCCAATCACTATAACGCCCTTTTGGAAGAACTTGATCTTTGGATTGAAAGGGAGCGGAAAGGGCTTGAGACTAGCACAGATGTCGAAAATATCTACCGATATCAGGGGGCGATACGTGTCCTGCGTAGGCTAAAGCAACTCAGGGAAATTGTCAATGGATGAGAATGATAAGCCGGGCACTGGCAGCAAAACATGGAGAAGAGAGAATGATTGAACGTGATCCTGTTAGTGGGAATGAGGTGCCTATCGGTGCCAACCCCAAAGAAGTGCGTGATGATATTGACGCCAAACTCAGTGATGGGGAATACGTACTTCCCGCTGATGTGGTTCGCTACTTTGGTGTTCAACATATTGAGCGTATGGTTCAGAAAGCCAAAGAGGGGATGATGGAGATGGCCAGTAATGGTCGTATCAATGGTCAAGACCCTCGTCAACAGGCTGTTCCCCCGGGTGGCCCCAACGGTGGTCCCCCGAGTGACGACCCGACTGTTCGTAAGTTCGCTGGAGGTGGCTACAATACCGAATACCAGTTTGCACCACAACCCACTATGCCCGGTGACGCTCCTATCGCCATGGATGGCTATTCGGCTGCGGAAGAACTTCGCCGTCGCCAAGAAGCCCCTGTTCAAATGGCTGACGGCGGTTACGCTGCTGCTGAAAAAGATATCCTTGGTGGGAGTCTTAGCTCAGCCACGAGCAATATTCTGAACCCCAACAACTCTTTCAGCTTCGGCCCGGGTTATGGGGGTTCTCGTATTGGAACCGGTAATTGGGGTGCAGGTGGTGGCGTGACTACACAGACCTATATTAATAGCGCTGGTGAACGCATGTCAATCATGTTCATCAACGGTACCCCTCTCTCCGATATCCCCGATGGCTTCTTCCCCGATAACGAAGAGACTCGTAGGATGTTCGCGGAGCAGACTACTCGTGGTGAAGATGTTGCTGACCCCTCTCAACAGTGGGATGAAGATGGTCGTGACAGCGCTGAATCTAACGGTCGTAACAAGGTGGACCCCTATAGCACAGCAGATACCAACCCCTTTACCATGAGTCCGGAGCAAGCTCTGGATCGCGCCCAAGAGTTGGCTAAAACCGCAGCCGGTGGTGGGATCATGGAGGGTCTCGGGAAAGTGCCCGGAACTGTTGGTGCTGTCGCCGGGACTCTGGGCAAGGTTAGTCAAGTTAACGCTTATAACGAGCTTCAAGCCCTTAAAACTGCGATTGATAAGCGTGGTGGACTTGGTATTAACGAAAGTATTGACGCGCTTATTGAAGAGGTTGCATCTGATGTTCCTACTCCCAAGCGGGAAAGTGTCTTTATCACCCCTACTGATAAATTTTACGAGAGGTTTGAAACTGGACTGACCGGTGTTCCTTACCAATCTGTGGTCGATAACTACCCGGCTATTGTTAACGAACACACTGGTCAACCTACAACTTCCACTGGCGACACTACGGGTGGGGGCAAGCCCGCAGTAGCTCCCCAAGGTCCAACCGATGATATGGGTGGTCCGACTATCTGGAGTAAGGATAAGGCTCCGCCAAGTCGTCCGACGGGCATTGCTGACCCAACAGGTGCTTTCAAACTTTCTTCTGAAGAGTTGGACGCTATTCGTAGGTACGAAACTAATCGCACACGTGTAGTAGACAATGACCTCTTGCCGGGGGATGCTATTACTCAAGCCCAAGCAGACCAACTTAGGATGGCTGTTGGTCCTCAGCTACCCAACTCTACAACCAGAACTGCTGCCCCGGAAGCATCAAGAAATGTAGATAGCAGGATGTCTAATGACAGCGATGCTGAGGAGCGTCGGGCGGCTCGTGCGGATCAAATCCAACGAGAAACTGGCACCTCTCGCACCGCCGCTGAGGCCCAAGCTAGGGCAGAGGATATTGCGCGAGATGTTAGAGAAGAAGACAGGGTTGGTGGCGCAGAGCTTGATAGGGCCTTCGGGATGTCTGGTCTCGCAAAAGGTGGTCTTGTTTCTCGCCCCAACATGCAGCGTAAATCGTATCGTAAAATTCGCACTGTTCAAAAATAATAGGCTACTCCCCAGAAGGGACCCCATAGAAAGGAAACATAATGCCTGAACTTGCTCAAGTTGAAAAAGTCGAAGTTGCTGGAATGATGAATCGTGGATATCGATCCTCGAATCAAGAGAAAATCCGGAAGGACGAAGAAGAACTCGAAAAGCTTCTGAAGGGAGATACTGCCGAGGAAGAACAAGCAGAAGAGCCTAAGGAGGCTACGGCAGAAAAACCTAAAGAGGAAGACGAAGAGCTTTCCGGGGAAGAAAAGTCCTTCAAAAAGCGTTATGGTGATCTTCGTCGTCACATGCAGCAAAAAGAAAAGGAATGGGAGGAGAAGTTCAAAAAGTTAGAGGAACGCTCTAACACTGACTTTATCCCGCCCGCCTCTGGAGAAAGTGTTCAGGCTTGGATGAAGAAGTATCCGGAGATTGCGGGTATTGTCAAGTCTCTTGCTCAACAGGAGGCTGATGCTCGTGTAGCTTCCATGGAAGGCGAACTCAAAAACTTCAGTGCCGCCAAGGAAGAAGCTGCCCGTATGCAGGCCGAGAACCTTATTCGTCAGGCTCATTCTGATTTTGACGAACTTAAGAACTCGGATGACTTCCATGCTTGGGCAGACGAACAACCCAAGTGGGTTCAAGATGCCCTCTATGAGAACGCTGATGATCCCAAATCTGTTATTCGAGTGATTGACCTATACAAGGTTGATAAAGGTTTGGATAAGAAGAGCCGCAAAGAGAAAGAAAAAGAGGCCGCTTCTGCTGTCAACGCGAAATCTCGTGTCAAGGTTGAAGATAATGAAGAGGCTAAGATGTGGTCCGAGTCCAAGGTTGCAGCCCTTAACGACCGTGATTACGAGAAGTATGAAAAAGAAATTCTGGAAGCTATGCGCACCGGAAACTTTATTTACGATAAAAGTGGTGCTGCACGTTAATTTTTACTTGACAAGTAAAATTTTCTTAGTATAACTGATGGGTGTAAGAAGCCCCACTTTATGTGGACTACCTTCTAAACCCTTTTATGCGCGGTAGAGAAGTAGTAACTCACCTGCCTCATAAGCAGGAGACGGGGGTGCAAATCCCCCCTGCGCAACCACATAGGTGTCAGCGTGGTCGCTGCGGCGGTCTCCAAAACCGCTAGATAGAGTTCGATTCTCTACACCTGTGCCAATTCAAGCGAACATCATGAAAAGACCTACCTAACGGATAAGGCCCGTTGTTGACTGATCCTCTTCGACGCACCCTTGTGAAGTTAGCCTCTTGGAAGAACTGTTCAGCTTATACCTACTTATATAAGCCAGAATAGGAGGAAACCAATGGCTTTTCAAACTGCTTCGGGTTACGGGAATCTGCCCAATGGCAATTTTTCGTCCGTAATCTATTCCAAAAAGGTCCAGCTTGCTTTCCGTAAAAAGACGGTCTGCTCGGACATCACCAACTCGGACTACTTTGGTGAAATCGCGAATATGGGTGACACCGTTCGCATCATCAAGGAGCCTAGATTTTTGGGCCTTCTGGCGGCATAACGTCAGTAAGATAATCTGGTGAATTGCTGGAACCCTAAGTCCTCCAGATATGGGAATCAGCAGCCAAGCCCCGGAAGGGGAAGGTTCAACGACTAGAGAATACAATCAAACAAGTAGTGGCTCGTCGTAGCTAACGAAAGGACACAGATGGATAAGCGTAAGAGGGGCATCCTTTATGGATGTGCTATTGGGGACGGTGGAATTTACTTGGACAAGAATCAATCAGCAAAAACTGCAAGATTGATTATAGGACATGGACCTTCTCAACTGGAATACTTAAAGTATAAGCAACAACTTATACACAGTGTTCTTGGTGGAAAAGAACCCAGTTTGTATACTTACCAAGCTTTTAACAGGAAGACGGGTAAGACCTACACCAACCACCAACTCTATAAAAACCACAAATACTTTAGGCAAATGCACAGGGTTCTTTATCCTACGGGAGACTTCAAGTATTCTGAGCAAATGCTGTCTTACTTAACCGATCAGAGTCTTGCCATATGGTATATGGATGATGGTTCCGGGGTTGTTTGTAAGAACAGTAAGACAAAAAAACCTTGTGGTTGCATGACTCGTCTCTCTACGTACTGTTCAAAAGAAGAAGCAGAACTGCTAAAAGAGTGGTTCAAATCTAAATACAATCTTGATCCAAAATTTGATGTTGATAAGAGGAATAACAAATACTCCTTAAGGTTTAGCACAAAGGACTCAAGAGAGTTTGCCTCCATCGTGTCCCCTTACATGTTCTATACCATGAGGTATAAGATTGAACATGTAGATAAGTATTCTCCAAGAGTGCCAGACACCCTACGGGGTGAAGATATAGTCTGAACTACAGGGAAACTTGTAGGTGAGTGAAATTAAAAAGACTCACGTAACGCAATTGGAAATCTCGGTCTCGGCCTACGCTCGTGGTACTCAGATTACTGCGCAAGACCTGGATGACGAGGACTTCTCGCTGACCGTTGACAAAGCTAACTACTTTGCTTTCAAGGTTGACGACATTGAAGAGCAGCATTCGCATGTGAACTTCATGGACCTCGCCACCAACCGTGCTGCGTATCGTCTGGCTGACCAGTACGACCAAGAAGTTCTCGGCTACCTGTCGGGCTTCAAGCAGTCGGCCCTGCATGCCAACGCTGATGCGGTCAATGACCAAGTCAACGGTTCGGTTGCTGTTTCGACGGCTGGTACTGACGAGCTGCTTTCGAGCATGAAGCTGACCCGTCCGAACTTCGGTAACCTGACGACTGCCGGTTCCACCGGTGACTCGATCCCGGTTGCTGCTCGTCTGCCGGGTGCCACTGCGCTCCCTGCTACCTACGTTTCGCCGGTCATGCTGATCAACCGCATGGGTCGTCTGCTCGACCAGCAGAACGTGGATAAGGACGGTCGCTGGCTGGTGATCGACCCGATCATGATGGAAATCCTGATGGACGAAGATTCGCGTTTCCTGAACGCTGACTTCGGTGACTCGGGTGCCCTCCGGAATGGTCTGGTTCTGCCGAAGTGGAATGGCTTCCGTGTCTACGTGTCGAACAACCTGCCGAAAGTCGGCACCGGTCCCGGCACTGTTACGGCTTCGGATCAGGCTGACAACTTCGGTATCATCGTCGCTGGTCATGACTCGGCTGTTGCTACCGCTGAGCAGATCAACAAGACCGAAACCTATCGCGACCCGGATTCGTTCGCGGACATCGTGCGTGGTATGCATCTCTACGGTCGGAAGATTCTCCGTCCGGAAGCGATCACGACCGCTCGTTACAACCTCGCCTAATCAGTAAAGGAGACTAAATTATGGCTACTGTTACGACTCTGGCTGGTGGTGCGGGCGCTACGCGTACTGCTGGTCGTTCGGTGGTGGTTGCGGATGTCACGATTGACTTCGCTGCTGCTGCCACTGCTAAAGGTTCGGCTCTTGCCGCTGCCGATATCATCGAATGCATTAACGTCCCGGCCAACACTGTTGTGCTGACGGCGGGCATTGAGATGATCACCGCTCTCGGTGGTGAATCGGTTGACACCCGGCTTCTGCTTGGTGTGACCGGCGGTGACGTTGACGCTTTCGTCGCTTCGTGGGATGCCACGGCTGTTGCTGCGGGTGGTTACGCCCCGGCTGCTGCCACGGTCCCGGTTGTGTTTGCTTCGGCTGACACCATTGACCTCGAAATCGATGCTGCTACGACTGCTCCGACGAGCGGTGTGGTTCGTGTCTACGCGGTCATGGTTCCGGTTGATGGAATCCAAGCGGCTGACGAAGTTGATCGCGACCAACTCGCCTAACTAGACTAATCATTGGGGCTGTCTGAAATGGGCAGCCCCAGTGTGTATTCAAACAGGAGAATATGAAAAATGGCTGCTGGTGCATGGAAAGTTTATGGTGAGGCGGTAGAGGCCCTTGTAGAAGGTGGTATTGATCTTGATACCGATAACTTCCGCATGGCCCTCGTTACTTCGTCTTACACCCCCAACCAAAATACTCACGCCACGTGGGTGGATGTTTCTACCAACGAAGTTGCTAACGGCAACGGCTACACGACTGGTGGTGCCGCCATCACCGTAGCCTCTTCGGGCAACACTAACCTTGTCTATACTTGGGACATCAATGATGTGTCGTGGCCGACTTCCACGATTACGGCCAAGTATGCTGTGATTGTCCGGAGTGCCAATGGTACCTCTCTGCAATCGACGGACCTTCTGGTGTGTTACTGCGACCTTGATACTGGCGGTGGTTCTCTTTCTACCACGTCCGGTACGTTCCAAGTCACTATTTCGACTTCGGGTGTCTTCACCGTCACTGCCTCGTAATGGAGGTAAGTCATGGCACTTTCGAGATTCCCTGCGGCGTTTGATAACGTCACCCAAGGTATCGTTGTATCTGCTGAAACTGCCCGATCCATCCGCGATGGGGTTGGCCCTCTTCGGTGGTCCATTATTCAGCAACTTGTCCGTAACTTGGGCCAACTCGAATCCAACTACGAGTTTGCAAAAGTAGAGGCTCAGAAACAGCTTGCTGCTGCCCAAGCCTATGTGGCTGACGTGGGTGGTCCTGCAACTCTTGCCGAGTTCAATACCCTTATGACTGCTGTCAGCAACAGGAAGCAAAACCTGCTTAATGGTTTGAACACGCTCTTGGGTAACCTGTCTGGTACCGACTTCTATACGCAGTCTACTCTTAACATCGGTGGTTACAATATTACGCTTCTTGAACAGAATGACTTTGTTCCGGAGGCAACTTCTACCACGATTCGCACTTCAAATCTGATTGCCAATCTAATCGCGGACCTTGAAGCACTGGGGGCGTAATCCATGCCCGCAGCCACCGTATCCTCCCACAACGCAAACAGCACAGTATCCAGTGTAAGCTATGGCGGCATGACCGGCACGGCTTACATTTTCACGTCCAGTCAAGCCTCCGGTATCACCTTCAGTGCCGGGGGCGATATTCATTATCTGGTTGTCGGTGCTGGTGGCTCTGGTGGCGCTGCCCGTTTTAACCATGCTGGCGGCGGTGGTGGTGCTGGTGGCCTTCTTGAAAGCTCCACAACTGTTACCACTGCCTCCCCACTTGCTGTAACAGTGGGTGGCCCCGGCGCTGCGGCTGACAACTCCACCCCGGCGAACCCGGAGAACGGCAACCCGTCATCTATTTCCGGCGCTGGAATCACAACCGTCACGGCGGCAGGCGGCGGTTCTGGTGGCGGCTACATCGCCTACAACATGGAGCAAACCGGACAAGCCGGTGGCTCTGGTGGGGGCGGTGGTGGTGGCTTTGCTGACGTTGATGATGGCGGCGCGGCATCTCCTTCCGGACAAGGTTACGCAGGTGCGGCTGGCAGCAGTAGCACCGGATATTCTGGTGGCGGTGGGGGCGCTGGAGGAACTGGTACCACGGACACCGGTTCCAGTACCCCTCCTAATGGTGGTGTAGGGGTCCAGTCAAGCATTAGTGGCACACCTACGTGGTATGCTGGTGGCGGTGGCGGCTCGGCGTCTGGTACTGCTGCTGCCTCTGTTGGTTCTGGTGGTAATGGCGGTGGCGGTGACGGTGGTGATTATGATGCCGGGTCAGTCCAAGCCACAAATGGTACAGCAAACACTGGTGGCGGTGGTGGCGGCACCTACGAAATGCGTAACAGCATGGTGCCAACGCAAGGCGGTTCCGGTATTGTTATCATCTTCGTTGAAGAAGCAAGCACTGTAGATCAGACAGCTTCTCCCACTGTTGGTGCGGTCACTGCCCTTGGCTATGCTCCCACCCCCAACCTTAGTGCTGTTGCCGAGCCTACCACTGGCGCTGTCACCGTCCTTGGCTACGAACCTACGGTAATTGGCTCCGCTGGTGCTTCTCCCACTGTTGGTGCGGTTACGGTTCTTGGGTATGAACCCACTGTTAGCGCACAGTCTAACACTACGGCTGAGCCTACCGTTGGTGCTGCGGTTATCCTTGGCTATGAACCCACTGTTCTGGCTGAAGTGTATGCCACGGCAGAACCCCCGGTAGGCACTGTAACTGTCCTTGGCTATGCTCCAACTCCCCTCGCCGGAACTGGGGTGGTTGCAGAACCTACGGTTGGCGCTGTCACTGTCGAAGGTCAAACTGTTACTGCCAGTGCAGACGGTAATATCTCTATTTCTCCTGTTGTTGGGTGGATTACCGTCCTTGGCTACGAACCCACGGTTACTGCCGAAGTCTACGTTGACGTAGAGGTCAGTGTTGGTGCAGTTACGGTTCTTGGCTATGCTCCCACGGCTATTGCTGGTGTGGATGCGGTTGCTGAGCCAAGTGTCGGTAGTGCAACTATTCTTGGTTATGATCCGACTCCTAGCGCCGGTGTTGGCCCGACTGTTCCGGCAGGTTACGTGCAGGTTGTGGGGTACCCTGTTACCCCCACGATGTCTGTCGAAGTTGAGGCTGGAGTAACCGGGGTTACGATTGAGGGGTATGAACCCCAACCCCAACTGTCTACTCCCCCAGAAACGGGGGGTATTTTGTTCCAAGGTTTTGCACCTACAGTGCAAACAAGTCTTGACATTTCCGTAAATTTGGGTATAATTAGTATTCAAGGTTATGCTGGCTCTGCTGCTGTGTATAACATTGGGGATTTTGACCCACTTTCCCAAACATTTGTAGATTTCGAACATCGTGTCATACATATTGACGCCATGCCGTCTAACGTAACTCTCTACATTGACCAAGAGAATAGAACGGTCTTTCCAATAAAGAGGAACTGATATGAGCTTGAAGTGGCCAGCTAAAGACCCGGATGAGACCCTAGATTACTCTATCGATTGGTCCCGCTTTCTGGGGAGCGATACGATTACCAGTGTTGTGTGGAAGATTGAAGATACTGACGGGACTTACAACACAGTGTCAGCACCAGAGACTGTCAACGGTCTGACGATTACCGCTGTCAGCAATACTGATACCGTGGCCACTGCACAGATTGCTGCCGGTACCGTCAACACTGTTCATAACGTGGTCTGTCAGATCACATTCGGTGCCAGCAGCTTGATCGCCTCTCGCACTATTCAACTTCCGATCAGGGAGAAATAAATGAGCACCTATAACTACCTCGGCCTTGTCAACGATGTAAACGCTCGTGTTAACGAGGTGCCCCTTACTTCGGCCAACTTTGCTGCCTCTGAGGGTTACTACGCAATGGCCAAGGACGCCATCAACTCTTCCATCCGATACATTAACCAAGACAAGTTCACGTGGCCCTTTAACTACGTTGAGATGGAAGATGTCCTTACTCCGGGTACGGTTCGTTATACTATACCTACCAATGCAAAACATGTAGACTATAACACTTTTCGTATCAAGAGGAGCAGCACTCTTGGGAACCAAACTCAAAAACTTCATCAGATGGATTACGAAGAGTTTTTGGAAAAGTTTGCAGATGCTGAGTATAATACTGCTAGCACTAGCATTCGTGATGTCCCCAAGTTTATCATTCGTGGCCCGGGGAACGAATACCTTGTCTACCCCTCCCCCGACCAAGCTTACACCCTTGTCTACGAATACTACATTCTCCCCGTTGATCTTAACCTCTACACGGATGTTCCTACTGTTCCTCAAGCCTTCCGACACATCATTGTAGATGGAGCCATGTATTATATCTACAGCTTCCGGGGAGATATTGAAAACGCGGACCGGGCTTTCAACAGGTTTGAAATGGGGTTGAAAGATATGAGGTCTATCTACATCAACCGTTTCGAGTATGTAAGAGATACACGAGTTAACCAATCTTACGCCCCCGTTTATGAAAGACTTGGCTAATGGCAAGTAGGTGGAAGACATATCCACTGGCCCTTCGTGGTGGACTGGTGACCAACTACAGCCCCCTCCAGCAAGGTATCATGGAGCCGGGGTCTGCTAGGCAGTTGACCAATTTTGAACCCTCTGTTGAAGGGGGTTATCGTCGTATCTTGGGCTATGAGAAATTCAACACCGGGTATGTCCCTCCTTACGGTGAGCCTGTCGTTCAAGGTGGTTCTCAATCTGGTACGTCCATTCTTATTGCCGATATTCATACTGAGCCAACCACAAGCGATACGATTACGATTGCTGGGGTGACTGGTACTTATACTATTTCTGCTGTAAGCTATAACTCCACTAACAAGACTGCTACCCTCACTCTTGGCTCTGCCCTAGCTTCTTCTCCTGCGGATCAAGCTGCTGTCACGTTTGCCAACAACAGTGATCTTATCAACGGTATTGCTTATTTTGAAGGTAAGACGATTGTAAGCAGGAACAAGGATTTTTGGGAAGGCTCTGAGGGTGGCTCTACGTGGACTCGTATCAGTGTTCCCAGCTATGGCGATGTTCTTGTCAATGGTGGTGGTCAATCCGGAACCTCGTTGGCTGTTGACGGGTTGACTCTCACGCCCGGTGTTGGAGATACTTTCACCATTGCTGGTGTCAATCTTTGCTACACCATTACCGCAGTCGGAACTGTGACTGCCGGGGCTTGCACTCTTACCATTGCCCCAGCCTTGGATTCGACCCCCTCGGACAATGCAGTAATTACTTTTAAGTCTGTTGGTCGGAGTGCTCCCACGGGTAAAGTGAGGTTTGCTCAGCACGACTATACTGGTACAGCTACACTTGTTGCCGTGGACAGTGTGAACTTCCCTGTCAAGTATGCTGGTGGTGCTTTCACTACCATGAATGACGCCACAAGTGATGTTCAGTCTGCTGCTTTTGTTGCGGACTTCAAACAACACATGTTTTATGCCAAGGGTAATACTCTTGCTTTCTCGGTCCCGTTTGATGATGACAACTTTGACAGTGGCAGTGGGGCAGGTGTTATCTCCTTTCCGCATGACATTACTGGCATCATCGTCTTCCGTGAACAGCTTATTATTTTCTCGACTAACACGATCTACAAGCTGACTGGTTCTTCATCCTCAGATTTTGTTCTTGATCCTGTTACTCAGAACGTGGGCTGTTCACAACCCGATACGATCCGAGAGGTTGGTGGTGACATTGCATTCGTGTATATCGATGGTGTTCGCCTGCTGACTGCTACGGAGCGTATCGGGGACTTTGGTCTGGCCGTTATCTCCCGAAACGTCCAAGATTTGATGACGCAGTTCTTGACGGACAACACGTCGTTTAGCTCTTTGGTTGTGAGAAAGAAAAACCAATACAGGATTTTTGGTTACTCCGCAGCTATCCAAGCCTCGGCTGCCGAGGGTTTCATTGGCACCCAGTTTGCTGACCAAACTTCGGAAGGGATTGCTTGGGCACAGACAGAGGGTATTAAGGTCTACGTATCTGACTCGGTCTATTCTGAGCCGGATGCAGATGAAGTCATCGTCTTTGCTTACAACACCGGTTATGTCTACAAGATGGAGAGCGGGAACGACTTTGACGGAACCACGATCAATGCCTCGTTCTACACTCCTTATCTTTCTTTCGATGACCCGGTGATGCGGAAGAGCTTCTACCGTGTGACGACTCACATGGATACGACCGGGGAAGTTGTGGGGACACTGGCCTTCCGCTTGGACCAAGACGAACCGGGAGGTATTCAGCCCACTTCTCGACAGTTGAGTAACGCTGGCTCCGGTGGCGGCTCCACTTATGGTAACGCCGTGTATGATTCGTCCTACTTCGGTGATAAGCTTATCTCCATTTTTCCAGTTACGGTGACAGGTTCTGGTTACACTTACTCTCTTCTCTATACGTTCAGTGAGGCAGATCAAACCCCCTTTTCTCTTGATACGATCCTCATTGAATACATGCTTCACGACAGGAACTAAGAATGGCTGGTTACGTCCGTAATGATACCACTGACAATATTGCCACCGGTAACACCATCCGGGCGGCTGATCTTGATGGTGAGTACGATGCGGTTGAAGCTGCATTCAATGCTGTAACTGGCCATACTCACGATGGGACTGCTGCTGAAGGTGGTCCTATCACTGTTACCGGTCCTGCACAAGACATTGTTTCTACGTCTTCCGCTCTTCGCCCTAAGACTGATGATACTTACGATCTTGGGACTGCCGTGTATCAGTGGAAAGACTTGTATATTGACGGTACGGCTTATATTGATGCCCTTGAGACCGACAGTCTGACTGTTCTCGGGGGAGGTATTGACAACACGCCTATTGGACAGACCACTCCCGCTGCGGGTACATTTACGACCCTTGATGCCACCTCTGTGGTGTTTGACGGCGGTAGTGCAGATAATCTTGTCATTGGGGCTGCCACGCCCGCTGATGCCACGTTTGTAGACGTGCAAGTGAATGGTAACTTGATCGTGGACGGGGGTGTAGATATTTCCCCCTCGGCTCACGTCCTACCTACCACCACCAATGTCTATGACCTTGGCTCAGCTACTTACGAGTTTCGTAACCTGTATATTGATGGCATTGCTTATCTTGACAGGGTAGAGAGTGGGGAGGCTATTCTCACGGGTGGCACCGGGGAGAACATGATCTTCGACGCAACCAACACTTACTCGGGCACCTTGCTGAATGCAACTGTTACCTCTCTTACTTCTCCTCTTGCTATCCAGTATGGTGGCACTAGTGCTGATAACGTCATTGACGCTCGTACTAACCTCGGCCTTGGCTCAATGGCTCTCCAAAATTCTAGTGGCGTTAATATCACTGGGGGTAGTCTGAGCGGTGTCAGTGTTAGTGGTTATGCAACACAGACTTGGGTGCAGACGCAGGGATATATTACTTCTTCCGCATTACTAGGTTATGCCACTGAAAGCTGGGTTACCACTCGTGGCTATATCACTTCTTCTGCTTTGTCTGGTTATGCTACGGAGACTTGGGTAAATACTCGCGGGTATGCCTTGTCGTCCAGCCTTGGTTCCATGGCTTATCAAGATTCCAATAGTGTTAGTATTACTGGCGGGTCTGTATCAACAACCGGTGATTTAAGGACCAGCGACGGAACTTTTTTTGCAGATGTAAGTACTGGTTCGTGTGGGATTAATTCCACTTCTTGGAATGCCGATTTTGCCCTTGAAATTTTTCCTTCAGACTCTGCGGCTGGTGTGGCACAAATGGGCCTTCGGTCTAATTCCGGCAATGCTGCCAGAATATACCTCAGAGAAGCAGCCACCAGCGGTTCAGGTACCCACGGAATATACATGGGGGATAATTCAGACCTCAGCCAAGGGTGGATGAGTTACAGTCTTGCAGATGGCAGACTCACCCTTGCTGCTGGGAACAGTGCTGGGTTGTTTGTACACTCTAACGGTAATGTCTCTGTTGGTTCTTCTTCTGACAACATTCCACAGCTTGCTGTTATTGAAAGTGATAGCGGAAGGTCTTGGGCAACAAACAGTGCTACCGGGTTAATCGTGGAAAGAGCCGGAGACTGTAGGTTAACTATTGCAGCAAGCGCCGGTAATGATTCGATTTTGGCGTTTGGGGACCCCTCAGACGAAGACGTAGGCAGAATATCTTACGAACATGGCACAGACACAATGAGATTTGTGGCTGCTACAGGTACCCGTGCTACTATTACCTCCACGGGCCTCTCTGTTAACGGTGCTCTCTCTAAGACATCTGGCTCGTTCAAAATTGATCACCCTGTCAAGCCAAATACTCACTATCTTGTACACAGTTTTGTAGAGGCTCCACAAGCAGATAACATCTACCGTGGCAGGGTTGAACTAGTAAACGGTGTTGCAACGGTAAATATTGACGAAGCTGCCAGAATGACAGAAGGCACTTTTGTTGCCCTTAACGGGAATGTCCAATGCTTTACCTCCAACGAAACTGGCTGGACTGCCGTGAGGGGAAAAGTTGAAGGTAACCTGCTGAAAATTGAAGCTCAAGAAGAAGACTGTTCCGATACCATCTCTTGGTTGGTGATTGGGGAAAGGCATGACCAACACATGCTCGACACTGACTGGACCGATGAGAACGGGAGGGTAATTACGGAGCCAGAAAAGGAGAAGATTGATGGCTGACTTTAGTATTCCGATCACTATTCCGGACGAACATGTGGCAGAAATTCTTGAGGCACTGGAGTATGAGCTTGGTGATGGTGACCCCATGACTCCAGCAGAAATTCGGGCTAAGTTCAAGAAAAGGGTAGAGAACCAGATTCGTGCTATTTACCAAAACTACAAGCGTCGGAATGTCAACGTTGACATTGACATCACCTAAGGAGAGTTAGATGCCTACCGCAGCAGAACTACAGGCACAAATTGATCAGTATCAGAGTTATATTGATAACTCTGGCTGGATGAATGCTGGGCAGAGGTCTACGATTCTTCCCCAGTACGAGTCTACTATTGCAGACCTCCAATCTCAGCTAAACTCTTTGAATACGTCTAACGTGTCGTCTCCGACTAATGTGTCAACACCCACGACCAGTAATCCCACGACTACAGCACCAACGTTTACTCCTCTCAGTTCGATGAGTACGAGTACGCAGGCGTCTGTGTCTCCGCAGGCGTTGACTGATCAGCTTAACGATGCTCAAGCATTGTATGCTCTTCGTCTACAACAGTTGTCTGAGGCTCCTAACAGTAGCACTCGCCAACAACGTCTTGCGGATGCCGAGCGTAATCTTGCTGTGGCTCAGCAGAACTTTAACGTGGGTGTAGTGCCTTCGTCCGGAGAGGCTTTGGGTCAGACGATTACAAACCCCTCCTCTCTTGTTACTCAAGCTACTGCCCCCACCTTTAGCGCAGACGGTGTCAACAACGGTCTCATTGCTGCGGGGACCGGACAAGCTGGTGCTGCTCCGCAGGCTGGTGTATCCACCGCTGGATTGTCCCAAGTGGGTGGGGTCGCCACTGCCGGTCTTACCCAAGCTGGCTCTGCTTCACAAGCTGGCTATCAAGCTGGACAAGTGACGACTGCTGCTCCTGCTGCCCAAGCTTCTGTCCCCGACTATGTTCCCGCCGAGACTTACGATGCTGCTCAAGTTTCCGGTGCCATGAATGATATGCTCAATATGTATGGTGGGGATTTTGCCACTGCTGAGCTTGACCCTCGTGCCACTGTCCAAGGACAACTTGAACAGTTGATGCAACAGTTTGAGGGTGGTGGTACTCCGCCGTGGGCTTCTGGTGCCATGCGAGAAGCCATGGCAATGATGCAGAAGAGGGGTCTTGGTGCCTCGTCCATGGCTGGTATGGCTGTTGTTCAAGCTGCCATGGAAGCTGCCCTTCCGATTGCTTCTCAAGACGCTCAGCACTATCTTCAGATGCAGTTGCAGAATCTGGCCAACGAGCAGCAGTCTCTTATTTTCAACACTCAGCTTAGGGCTAACGCTCTTCTGTCGGACCAAGCTGCTCAGAACGCTGCCCTTCAGTTCAACGCTGCGTCTATCAACCAGACGAACCAGTTCTTTGCCGGTCTTGAAGAGTCTATTTCTCGCTTCAACGCTGACCAAATCAACTCCATCAATATGTTCAACGCTGCTCAGCGGAATGCTATGGAGCAATTCAATGCCGGGCAGTATAACCAAGTTCAGATGTTCAACACGGCTGAGCGTAACGCTATGGCCCAGTTCAATGCCTCTGAGGCCAACCGCGTATCCATGTTTAATGCCGGTGAAACGAACCGCGTTAACATGTTCAACGTTGGTGAAGCTAACGCCAATGCTCAGTTTAACGCTGCTCAACAAAACGCTATCTCCCAGTTCAATGCGCAACTTCAAGCTCAGCGAGAGCAGTTCAATGCTCAAAACTCACTGATCATTGCACAGGCCAATGCCCAGTGGCGTCAGCAGATTGCTCTCACCGAGTTCCAAGCGCAGCATGAGAGCAACATGCAGGCTGCACAGTTAGCCACCGGTCTAACAGCCGCTGGTCTTGACTACCTTTGGCAGACGGAACGTGACCTTATGTCCTATGCTTTCACCGCTTCTGAGAATGCGCAAGATCGCCGTGTATCTCTGATTACTGCTAACATGACTAGGGAAATTGCTAGGATGGAACAGGATTCTGAAGATCGTGCTGCCTTTGGCTCTGTCGTGGGTAGTATTGCTGCTGGTATCTTTGGGGGTGGGGGCCTCTTCTAATGAGCTATACCCGAGTCTATAAGGGGGGTCAAGAGGAAACTAGCCTCGCTGATCAGATTCGCGCAAGTGCTCAACGTGGACGCCTTATGGGGGCTGAACAACGGAGAGCTAGTCTTGTAGAACCCCCCTCTTACAGAAAAAAGAAAAAGGACGAAGATACCGGAGGAAGCTTCTTTGGTGGTTTTTCCTCCGGGTTCATGAGCCGGAATGCAGAGACTTCGGACGATAGCTATGAGTCTTGGTTAAATGGGCTTGTCAAAGGTCTCCAAGCTCAGACTAACACCCCCGAGAACCGCGAAGCCTTGGGCCAGAGAACTCCGGAAGAAATCGAGAAGAAGCGTCAAGCAGACATGAGGGCAGACTTTAGCGCCCACATAGAAAATGGAGGTACCGTGAAAGAGTTTGATTACTTGAAATATCAGTATGGTGATGACACCATTCGAAATAAACCTGTCAGCGACAAACTTATCAAGGATATGTCCTTCTTGAAAGAGATGGGTGTTCAAATGGTAGTTTATTCTGGTGGTCAGGATGCTAAAGGTCACGGGGATCGCCGCACTGGAAGCACTCGTCATGACGACGGTTATGCTGCCGATGCCTACTTCGTGGACATAAAAACTGGCCGCATTCTTGACTGGAGTAACCCCAAAGACCAACCCATCTTCAAGGAAATCTTTTACCGTGGCTACCAGAATGGTATTCAAGGTTGGGGTGCTCACAAGGATTACATGGGAACTAAGAACGTTCACCTTGGCTATGGAACTCCTGCTGTGTGGGGTGCTGGTGGCACTGGAAGACCTGCTGATTGGCTGTGGGAGGCTTGGAATAACGCTCGTGCCGGGCGTATCCCCGACATGGCTAAACTCTCTAATCGCACTGCCAGCCTTATGACTGATACTGGTGGTCCCAAGGGTCTGGCTCATAACGAAAGCTCTGACCGGTGGGATGCTACGAATGACGCAGACGGGGCTGGTGGCAAGGGGCACTTTGGCCGTGTACAATTTAGCAGGGCGCGTCTGGAAGAGGCTAAAAAAGCTGGCGCGATCCCTGCTGACATGACTCCCGAACAATTCTTGCGGGATACTGACGCACAGGTGGCTGCGGAGAAGTGGCACTTCCAAGACATTCGCAACTTCATCAAGCGACGTGGGCTTGACAGGTATATTGGTCAAACAATCAATGGTGTCAAGGTTACCATGGATGGTATGATTGCAGTGGCTCACTTGGGTGGTCAAACTGGGCTTCTGAAGCACCTCACTTCCGGTGGCACTTACAACCCCTCTGACTCTTACATCGACAAGAGAACTGGTCAGCGAGTTAAGGGAAACACCCTGTCTGACTACATGCGTAAACACATGGCTTAAGGAGAATAACAATGCTTAACAAACCCTTTGATGGCCCAATCCCCGGTGAATCCCTTACGAGGGCACCTAAGCAATTTGCTTGGGAACGTCCCCCGGAGTATGTCGATCCTGAAGATGTACTGATGTTCTACCTTGATCGCATTATGGAAGCCAAGACCATGGAGCGTATTCTGGATACTTTGGAGATGGGTCTCCCTCTTCAAAAGCTTGTTCAGGGTATTGTTCGCACTGGCGTATCGGAGGGTATCCACACGATTGATGCTGGTATTCTCGTGGCACCTGCTATTGCAGAGGCTATCAAGGGTGTGGCTGACGATCTGGACATTGAATATGATGAAGGTCTGGAAGACAAAGAGGCTGACGCTGAAGACAAGAAGCTTCGTGAACGTCTTAAGCGTAAGGCCCGTCTTCGTAAACTTTCTAAAGAGGGTTTGTCTGAACTTCGGGAAGAGATGTCCGATGGTCCCGAGGGCATGGAAGACCCTATGGAAGATGCTATGGAAATGGAAGACTCTATGGAGGCACCTATGCCCATGCAAAAGGGTTTGATGGCTAGGGAGGATATCTGATGGGTTTCTGGAGTGGGTTTGCCAAAGGCTGGCAGGCCGAAATGGATCGTCAAGAGAAACGCAGAATGTTTGAGGAAGAACTCAAGCAAAAGCGGGAGGCTACCCTTCTCCAACTTGCCCCAAACTACCTGAAGACTTGGCAGGAGAACGGTGGAGCAGGTGGTTCCTCTTCCGGAGGTGGTGGAGGTGGTAGCAAAGATACCACTGGGTATTCGGCTGATCACCTGTCCAAAATTCTTATGGAGAAGTATGGTGTCTCTATCGACAAGGTGGATAGCCTGAACGAGCTTGGTGGTCGAGCCTTGCTTGATAAGGCTGTGCTCGGTTTGAGCGAGGCTGACTGGACTACCCCTGAACTGGTTAACGAGTTTCTGGACTCGGCGATTGTTATTGCACGTACTAGTAGTCCTTTTGAGTGGGACCCCTTCCTTGCCATGGCGGGTATGAAGCTTGATGACTTGTCGCCCATGGGTCAAACAGCTTTGCAGTTGATGACTCCTTCCGAAGCTGCTCAGTATGATATCAGCTTTACTAAACCTGTTCCCGAGTATCTCGACCCCGGAAAAGTTGGACAGATGCGTAACCTCATTGCGTTGGACTTCGAAGATGCCCTTCGTTATCGCTTGGCCGTTGCCAAAGATGCTGCCGCTGAAGGTGGAACTGACGCAGGTCTAGTAGAGATGGGCCGCCTTGACGAAGCCCTGAAAAGTCTGGAGGAGGGTAACTTCTTTGGCGCTGTCAGCAGTGTTGGTGGTGAAGTTGCTTACGAAATCATAACCGGGTGGCTGGGCAATGTTCCGGATAGCTATGACCAAGCTTATTACGGGAACATTCTTGACAAGATCAGGCGGGAGGATTGGAAGGATTTTGACACTCCTGCCACCACTAATGTTGAAGATTATCCGAATCCGGAACTTACGTATGATCAACCTGACACCAAGGTGTATCCCGTTCCTTCTGCCAAGGCAATTCAGACGCTGCGGGATAACAAGGATAACCCGGAAATCGTTCAATACTTCGAAAGCACTTTTGGACCCGAAGCACTAGAAAGATACCTCAATGGATAATAATAACAACCCCTTCCTTGCTCCCGGCATGTTTGAGGAAGACGAGGAAGAAAAGCGTAAGAGGGAAGAAGAAGAGCGCCTTCGGAGGGAGCAGGAGTTGGACCTAGAAGCCACTCAAGTCCCCGAACCTGAGGTTGCCCCTGTTAGCCAACCCTCTAACCCTTTTCTTTCTCCCGACATGTTTGTTGAACCTACCCAGACTACTCTGGAGATTGGTAACGTGCGCGGGTATATACAAGAAGTTTATGGGGACAAGGCCCTCAACGAGGAAGACATCCTTGGTGACGAGAACCTGATGAACGTCATCCGTACCAACCTGCGGACTAGGTTCAATGATCGCAACTGGATTCAGAATAAGTCCACTTGGCTTGGTGGTGGTGCTACTGCCGACTACGTTGACTCTCTGTCTGATGAAGAAACCTTGGACATGTGGCAGAACTACCAGCGGTCTTTTGCTGCTGGTCAATCCGTCACTACGCTTAATGAGTTTGGTTATATTCAGAAGGCAGACGATGAACGTAAGGCAGTCCTGAAGGACGGCTATGATCTTTTTGACAGCATGGGTAATATCTACTCTCGTGGAGATGGCTTCTGGGAAGCTGCTGATGGGACGTGGGATTACATTCGTAGTGCTGTCTGGGACCCCACTACCCTGATTAGTTTTGGGGTTGGTAGATCGTTTAGTTCTGGTGGTGCCAAGGCTGCGGCTGCTGCCCTCAAGGCTTCTCAGAAAGCTGGTACAAAGCTTGCTGGTCAACAGGCTGCCCACGTTCTGACCAAGGAAGCTGCTGAGCAGATGGCCAAATACACTACCAAGAAAAGTTTTGCTGAATTGGGAAAGCAGGCTGTCCAATATGGTGCTATTGACGCTATTGCTGCTGTTGGTGCTGACACCCTTTACCAACGCGGTAAGATGGAAGTAGGCTCCCAAGAAAACTTCAGTATTGGGCAGGCCGCTCTTTCAGGTATTGGTATTGCTGTTCTTCCCGCGCTTGGGGCCACCGGTAAAATTTCCAAAAAGACCCTTCAGAAACTTTCTGACAAGGTGCCCGGTCTCAAGAGGGCTGTCCAGAACTATGAAGGTGTGATGAAGGCCACTTGGGGCAAGAACATGGACTTCATTACCAATGCTGTCAAGGAGAAGACAGACGTGAAGGTAATCGGGGAGCATGTGAGCGCTGCCTTCAAGGCTTTTAACGACCACCCCTTTATCAAGAGTTGGGAGGGGGCCAAGGATATTGCTGCCGATCAGCTTGAAGAAATTGGCATGAACGAAATCATGCTTCGTAACACTAACGACTTCTTTAGAACCCTTGTCTGGGGTGGTCCGGATGGAAGCGGTGGGTTTACCAAAGGTCTTGCCGAAGCTTTGGATGATGCAGGTTTTGTTCATCATCGAAGGTTTGAGGGGGACATTGTTACCAACTGGTTTGGTGATATTATCTCTTGGATGGATGACAAGGTTATCCGAGATGCAGTGACGACCTTTGAGAAGACCACTGGCTCTTCTCTTGGCTTCAATATGAACGCAGACCTCCCCAATCAAGTTGCATCTCTTTACAAGGCTCGGAACAGTATGATCGGCTTGGCCATGAGCGACATCTCCAAGCTTGCGGGGAAGGTGTCTCCCGATGGTGTTGCCGCCAGAGCCTTGCTGGAGACTAAAGAAATGGGTGGGGCGCTTGGTGCTGGAACAAAGGCTACCGACGAAGCTGCCAAACATGCTGCCGAGATTGGCAGGTATGCTCAGTCTGTCTGGAAGAGGCTCCTCACGTCTCACTTTGGTACTACGGGTGCCAACATCCAAGGCTGGGCTGCAATGTATACCATGAATGGTGTATCTGATGCTGTGCTTGGTGCCACCGAAATGACAAGGGGGCTTCTGACTGGTAACAAGGAACTTCGCAGCAAGGGTTACGAGACTATTCTTTCTTCTGGTCGCCGTTTTGTAAACATCCTTGACCCAAACACACAGGCTGATGAGGCAAGATACTTGCTTAGTAGTCTCGCGGCAGAGAAGGCGAACAAAGAGCTTACCGAACAACTGGCTGGGGATGCGGGTATCATCAATGCTGCCGAAAGATTCCACATGGGAGACGGCAAGATTGTTTCCGGTCTTGAAAAGATCACGAACGCTGCTCAAACCATCACTGGGGTTAAACTTCAAGACGAGATTACCAAGCAGATTTCTTTTGTCTCCGCTGTTGACCGGGAGATTGCCCGTGCCTACGGTATGAGCTATACCGAGTTCTTCCAGAAGTTTGGTGATCAAGCTGCTGTAGAGATGGCTACCGACAAGTTCCAGATGGTCCTGAAGAAAGCGGGTAACAGGGTTGGTATTGAAACTGCCTCCAAGACTTGGACGGGCGGCCCAGCCAGAAGTATTTCTCGCGGGTTCGCCAAGCAAATTGAAAACCTTTCTAACAACAGTGTCTTTGGCTACGCCATCCCTTTTGGTCGCTTCTTCAACACCACTGTTGCTGTTGCCTCCGATTTCTCTGGCATCAATGCAATTAGACATGCTGCAAAGAAATATGTCCCTGTGATGGGTGGCGTTATTGATCCTGCCGAAGAGGAGTTGGGCGACCTTATCGCAAAGGCCATGGTTGGCTGGGGCGTGGTATTGGCTATGTCCGACGAGGCGGTAGTAAAGATTGAAGAGGGGCTGTCTTGGAACCAAATTCGTGATGGGTGGTTTAACGAGAAAAGGCCGACCATTGCTGATGAAACTTATGATTATCCCACTTCTCACGCCAGAGCTTTGGCACAAATTCTCGGTCACATCCGTCACGAGGCGAAAGCACAAGGTGTTGGTGTTCTGGAGTTGGATTGGGGCAAGGCTGTGCCAGAAGAACTCAAGGCAGAGGTTATGGCCCTGTTTGTTGGCCAGACGTTCCGTGGTGCTGGTGAAGGTCTTCAGGTGGTCCAAGACATGATCCAACAAGGTCTGGGTATGGACTTTGCTGGTGCTGGGGCAACCCTTGTCGATAATGCCGGTAGCATGGTGGGTAAGGTTGTTTCTGGGGCTACTCGTCCCTTGGAACCTCTTAACGAGATTGCTGCCATGATTCGTGGTGGGCAAGGTAACCCTGATCGCCGCCAAGGTAACGAACTGCTTAACAAAGCCATGCGCTACATTGATCAATTCCCGCTTATTGGTCAGGCCCCCAATCTTCCGGAAAGGAATACCCCCACCCGGTCCGCTGGGGACAAGCCTCCTGACTACGGTCGCATCATGATGGGGGCTAGAGGGTCTCCGGAACCCAACAACGTAGAGCGGGCCTTGGCTTCTGTTGGTAGGGCCTACTGGTTGGCTGTTCCGGAGTTTGGTTTTGAAGGTCCTCCGGAGATGAAGAACCGTATGGATGAGGTGTTTGACAGGGTGGCTAACTTCCGTATTTCGCAGATGTTAGACCAACATCCTAACTTTTCCAAGTACACGTTGGAAGAACGACAAACTCTTGTGGACGCCGCCCTTAAAAATGCCAAAAGGCAGGTCAAGGATATGATCAGGGAATCTGTCTTTGACGAGGGGGATTCTCGTATCGGGCTTATGCATGATATCTACGCTTCCTCTACTGAAGAAAGGTTGCAAGAAGCTTTGGATCACTTTGGTTACGAAGATGATATCGCTACCATGAACGAGGCTCAACTTGAGACCTTGCTCTACGCTGTGAAGAACTGGGATAAAATCTTCCCGCCCATTGAGTAAAAGAAAAGGCCCCGAAGGGCCTCAGTCGTCGTCTAGCATGTAGTCGGCTATACGATACGCTTCCTGTTTCAACTCTGCCAGCCTGTAACTGTGCGAACGAGAGAGCAACCCCGCTAGGGCACACCCTGCGAGGTAACGTCGAGCAGTCATAGGTTTCGGAGGAGAAAGCTTATTCTTATTCTCCTGAAACTTTTTGGCCTCTTCCTCAAGTGGAAGGGGCTTTTTTCTTGGTCTTCCTGCCATTAACCCATTCCAAATTTTTGAAGTATGCGGTGTTAAAACCGCGTTCCCACTCACGATAATCATAACTGTCACTGTCGTAAGGATTGTCAAGGTTACCTTTGATAAAAGCTCCATAACCCTCGTCGTAAGACTTCACGTAGCTTCTCCCCAGTTAAGGCAATAGTGAATAGCGGTATGAGGGGGCCTTTCCCCACGAATAGTCTCTTCCCTCCACCGGAGCAGGGCATCTTGAGCCACTTGCTCGCACGTCTCTTGATCCGGGAAGACCGCCTTCTCTGCTACACCAAAGCAAGTCCCACCTGCAATACACACTAAGAACGTAAGAGTAACCATATCAATCCCTTTCTTGAAATTGTGGGTCGTCCAGCATTTCTTGAAGGGTCTTCCTCACTTGGGAAACACCGGCATACTTCATCAGGAGACGGGCACCAGAGTAAATGATCTTCCGGGCGTCGTATTCCTTTGTCGTTCCGTTCTTTGTTCCCCACCTCCAAGCTGCCTTGACTACGTTTGCGAGATGAAAAGAATCTCCAAGCCAATGTTTGTCTCCCTTGAATTCGAGCAGGTCGTTAAGGGTGAGCATGTTCTTGGGGAAGTCATAATAACTGCTAGGACCACCGTTAGACTTTACCAAGTCCTTGTCAAGCTGAGCAAGCTCCGCGAGTTGCCGACGCATCTCTTCTCTGGCATCCTTCATACTGCCAACCCCTTTATGATATCTTCCATTCCCTGTCCCTTGAAGCCGTCTTCAAAGGCAATGATCCAGTCTCGGCAAAGGTCAGAACGTACAATGTCATCAATACCAAACTCGATGATGGGGACATCGATACCGGCTTTTTTTGCGAGCTTAACGGCCACCGAAAGTCCGGACTCAACAGAGATATCAGATTGCCGAATATCCCCATTGATAACTACCTTGCAATTATCTCCAATCCTCGTAAGAAACATTTTAATTTCGGCCGGTGTAGTGTTAGATGCTTCGTCTAGTATAATAAAGGCGTCATGGAACGACCGTCCCCGCATTGTAGACAGCGGTGCCATCTCAATATTGCGGTTCTTGATAGCCGATTCCACAACGCCCTTACCAAGATGCTCGGTCAGAACATCTATAACGGGAGCGGCCCAAGGAGCAAACTTCTCCTCAAGAGTGCCGGGGAAGTAACCAAGTTCTCTGCCAACCGAGACATTGGGACGAGTGATAACGATCTTATCAATGTCCTTCTGAGCATACATGTTAGCCGCCATGGTGGCAGCAATGTATGTCTTTCCCGTACCACTGTGACCCGTGACAATCACTTGAGCATGGCTCTGGAGTGCCTTGAGGTACCTGCGCTGGTTTTCATTCAGTGGCTCAATGTTGACTACCTTGGACGCGCCCTCTTCCTCTGCCTTCTTGTACTTGCTTACTCGCTTGGTCCGCTTACCGTTTTCTTGCATTTCAAATTCCATGTTAGCTGGGGGTACTGCTACAGATTTAAGGGGCACTAAGTAAAACTTTGGCCCACTCCTGCGGTTACTCTTTCAACTGGTTGCGCCAGTAATCTCCCCATGTGGGACGAGGTATTACGCAGGATGGTTGATCTCCCTTAGCAGCTAGGGTCTTGCGTTCTTTCGCTTCCACCCCCGAACGATTTCAACAAAACAAAGATGGGCTAATTATACACACTCTTTCGGAATTGTCAAGTACTTTATGTAGTCAAGTCCAAGATAATTACTATTAGATTCCACAACTCCCACCGGAACCGGAGATGTCACAAATATCGTGAGCTTCCACATGCTCTTCAAATTCTTCACCAAGCTTTTCGACAGCTTCGGAGTAAGGTACGGAGGTAAGGGGCTGTCCCCCACGGGACCCGTCCGGGTAACAGGTGAAGCCACGAAGACGGGGCGCATACATTGCCAAAGTGTTTGAGAACTGTTCAACAGTGTCTTCGTTGTTCAACTTTGACCCCCAAGCCGGGAGATTAATCGTGGACGAAATGCTCATATCCACGTAGTCTTGAACATCCGCTTGGAAGGCAATTCTACGCTCATAATCTCCTGCAAGGTCCAGTGCGCTCTCTACTTTTTCGGGATCAACACCGTACTCGTCAATCAACTCTTGGGCCGCACTATCCACAACATACTGGTAATGCCACCTGTGACCACCTTTCAGATATCGGCGCTTGTACGCAACAGCAAAAATAGGTTCAATCCCGGTGGAAGTGCCCGCAAGAATGCCAATAGTTCCGGTAGGGGCGATAGCCCGATTAGCGACTGGACGAGAGATAGACAGTCGATCCGCAAATTTCTTTGAGGTGTCGTCGCTAACACCTTTATAAACACTCAACCACTGGTGCAACTCTGGAACAACTTGGTATTTGTATCCACGTTTAATTAGCCACTCGTGCATACCCATGATACCAAGACCAAGACGGCGGTTCTTTCTACGAACCTCATGCACCTTTTCATAGGGAAGGTCAGCCTTCATGGTGCCACAGAGTAGGAACATCGTGCCAAGACGGACCACATCATTCAGTTCGTAGATATCCTTGATCCGGCCAAAGTTAAGGGAACCAAGGTTACACACATCGCTGTCGTCTTCCGAAGTAACCTCCGTGCAAGCATTTCGAAGAGTTTCTTTCTCCTTGTCAAAGAAGTTGAAAGAAAAGCCCGGCTCGGCAGTACGAAGTGCTTGCCGAACATTTTCAACAAAAACCTTGCCCGGATTACCGGTTTTGTAATAGTTAAGCAGCCAAGCAGTATCGTAATTCACAGAAATGTTGGTCATGTCTAGTGGGGCAGGGAAGTTAAAGTCTTCCTGTTTAATGTCCCACAGGGTCTTTCCTGTCTTACCGACAGGCATTTTGTTCCAATCTTTGGCAGAGAGAAACTTGCTAATATCAGCATGACGCCAGTTAAGAGAAGCATAAATGGCAGATCGTCGGGAGCCACCTTGCATGACGCGACGACCAATCTCATTGATCATGTTCATCTTGGGAATGGGGCCAGAGGCTTGCCCGCCAGTGCGTTGAATAGGTGCGCCTTCTCCACGGTACACAGAATAGTCCACACCAATTCCGCCGCCAGTCATCAAACAACTTTCAGCTTTCCAAGACAGATCAGCCCAATCTTCCCGAGTATCTTCTTCTGCCTTAAGAAGATAACAGTTGTTAAAAAACTTATTGGGGCGACCAGCATAATACAGGTAACGGCCACCGGGGATGAATTTCATATCGGTGATATACTTGATCAACTGATCACGATCTTCTTTAGTGAGGCTCACGCCACACACATCATCGACAAGAGTTTTAGCAAGAGAGGGCCAAGTTTCGGCCCCCTCGTGTCTATACTTGTGATTGAAAATATCCTCCGAGAATTTAGATCGGAACATAGGGTTAAGATTGGATTTGTAAGTCATGTTTATCCTCCGTCAAAGACCCAGAGTTATACTCGGTGGGGCCGAAAAGTCAAGCCCCTTTTATCATCACCCACTTGAGGGTTTCAAAAAGGCCCAGCTTTTCGAGCACGGAAACCTGATCATACTTGTTGAGTACAGCTTCGATCTCTGCGCCCATCGCGACAAGTGCATCAGAACGCTCTTGTACCGTAGACTCTTTGACGGACAGGTTATTTTTATCGGTCATCACCATCTCCTTTAATCTTGTTCTCCGCTTTACGCTTGGAGAGCTTTTGCACATTTCTTTCCATCACTGTGGTAAGATCATACCCCAAATAATTGGCCAATGCAGTGGTGTAGAAGAGGACATCACCAAGCTCTTTGATAAGAGCCTCGTGATCAAGTGCCCCATCTCTGCGGACAGCTTTCTTGACCTTCTCTGCTACCTCACCAGCCTCGCCCACAAGACCAAGGGTGTTCTCCATGAGACGTTCTTGACCGTGGGTGACAATCATATCCTCCACAAAGCTGCTGTAGAGTTCTGGGGGGATTGGTTGGTGGGTCTCTGTCCAGTATTCCCAACCAGACAGGGCGACCATATCATCACGAGTAATCATTAGTTAGCCTTCCGTCTAACATGGGCCGAGAGTTGTTCACGAAGGTCTGTGATAAGGGGTCCACAGGTATCCACTGCCTCGGACACAACCTCTTTAAGTTGGTCAAGATCATAACCAGCAATACCAAAAACAACGAGGGTGCCATACAACGAGAGGACAGTTTCGTTGAGCACATCTTCATTGGATTTGTGGTCGGGGTTAAAGAGGATTTTCTCAACAACCCGGATAATGTCTGCCGTATCCGTTGTAATACGGACCTTTTCTTCTTCAGTCATTTTGAAAGCCTTTCTACTTCGATGGTTTGAACCTGTATGTCCGAGAGATCATACAGAAGATCGGTGAACAAGTCAACCAGATACTCTTCGTTCTCGTCAGCAGGGATCATAGAAGATGCTGGGTCGATGTCAAGCACAATGTTGATGTTGTAGATCATCCGTACATCCTCTGCAAGCGTTTCATGCTAACCCACTCCAAGTCATACTCTCCTTTCTCTACTCCCCATTTGATCGCCACTCCTTGGGTCCACTCGTGGTTGGCTTGACCGGCCCAAGACTCGTCTTTTCCCTTAAAACATCCCGCAACGAGACCCATAAGCGGGTTAGGTCGTGCGTCAGCTTTGCGGTAATGATGAAACTTATGGCTATGACCAACAGTTGTAGAACAGGCTGTTTTTTCAACAAGACTATAAGCATGATGCTTAGTTGCCATTGCATTACCATAATTGCCAGAACCAACATAGTGACCGTAGAGGATATCGTCATAAGCAACGAGCGCGGGGGCGGAATTAGTGTACTCGTGATACTCGTCAAACCAGTGATCCGTTTGTAGGTGTCGGAAGGAGACTCCGTAACGAGCGCCCTCCAAACGCGGATCGTGCGCAATAGCCTTCTTGATGCGGTGCTCATGGTTTCCTTCAAACCCAATCCGCCACGGTCGTTTCTTCTTGGAGACGCGGTAGCGATCCCAAAGACGAGACTGAGCATCATTATATGTTTCAAGATCTTGTTCATAACTCTGGCTTACAATAGCTTGCGGGTAGCGAGTATCGTAGGAGTTAAGGCTGCGCATGTCAGCCCCATCACCCAAGTCAACAACGTAGTCGGGCTTGACATCCTCAATAAGATCACCAAGCCAGTCAAAGCGTTCGTTAGAGCAGTTAGGATCAGCGTGAGCGCAACTCCAGACAACTACTGTTTTAGCAGACATGTTGTTTCTCCCTCGTATACGCAAGGTGGGCTGCGGTAGGGCAGTTAAAATACCCCAAGTGTTTGTTCAAACCGCCAACCCTAATAGCCGACTTATACTTTTGCTTTCGCTTGTTCCAGTTTGCACCAACCATTCCAGAAGATGGCGGGGGCATGGCCCTGTTATGGTTTTGAAGAGAGCGATCAGCAAGTCTGAGATTTTCAATTCGATTGTCGTCTTTGTCTCTGTTGATATGGTCCAACTCTTCTGGCCAAAACCCGTGGTGAATAAACCAAACAACATGGTGGGCCTTGTACTGCTTGCCAGCGAGGGTCACATTTCGGTATCCTTGTGAACCAACTGTACCAATCGGTGTGTCAACTTTACGACCCTTGCCAGTCTTTTTCCACCACATAAAACCCGTGTCTGGATCATATCGAATATCATCGATTACCGTCTTAGACATTAGCTCACCCCCCAAATCTCATACCAATAGGTAAACTCCGGATAACTTCTTTCCATCTTTTCTTTTGCTTCCTCGGCCCCCTTCTGCGTCTTATAGACACCGTAGATCGACCCAAAGACCGACCGCTTCATGCCGTAGAGGACGACATATACCTGCTCATTTTCCATTTTTGACTAACTCCAAGAAGTGGTCCAAGTCTACTACGACCAAGGCTTTTTTCCTATCTCCCCTGATAATCAGAAGGGGTTCAAGGTGTGCTTTATTGGCCTCGGCCTGTTCATACATGGCATAAATTGCAAAAGCTTTCTTCCTCTTACACTCGACAGCATAGGGAAAGACCTTCTGGGCTGCGTGAGACAGTTGAATGTCTACCCCCTGCTCCCCCATTGTGGTGCTCTTCACATCCCCCTCTGGCAAGTGCGGGAAGTATTGGTAAATCTTATCCCTGACTTCGTTCTGGAAGCCCTTGCCTTTGTTCTTGCTGTGTCTGGCTCTACTTGGCTTCTGGGACATTAGGAACCTTATCGACTTTCACCAGATGGACTGGTCCTGTGCTGTAAATAAAGGTGCGGGCCTCTGGCCAACAATGTTTTCTGAACTCGCAGTAGTTACAAGACACCCCAAGCATTTTGTTGGGGCTGGTCTTGGATTGGGGGACAGTGGGCATACGGTCCGGTGGCACTGGCCACTCTACCAACTTTTTGATACCCTCTATCTCACGCTCCTTGTTGGCAATTTCCTCAGCAAAGTCATACTTATCTAAGCACAACTTGAACCTGTCCTTTTGGACAACCAGAAAAGCACCATGAGTTTTGTCAGTTACTAAGGGGTCATCCTTGGCTGCATACACGTAGGACGATAGCTGGCTGATGTAACCAAAAGGATCATCGTTCCGCAAATTATGTGCAGCAAACTTTTGGAATCCATATTTGGACGCAGATTTTACATCTACGGTGACGCCATCGATAACACAATCCCTGTGCCCTTCGATGCCACAGACAGTCAGTTTGTCCTGTTCACCTTGGACATCATGACCGGCAGCTTTAGCGAGTGCAAGGACCATGGTCTCAATGACATCACCATAGAAGAAGGTGCCCAATACTTCTGCGTTAAGCGGCTCCGCAGAAGCAGGTTGGTTCACCTTATACCAAAGCTTTCGCTTACAGTTTTGACCCATGGCAGACAGACGAAGTGGGTTGAAAGAAGGTTGGTTTTGCTCAAACCGAGTCTCTGCCACCCGAGACAGTTCATCGGCAAAGAACTTGGTAACCGTTTGGTCCCAACCCCCATTCCCAGCAATGACTTGGTAAATGTCGTCAATTAGTGTGGAAAGGTCCGGTTTACCCATTTCGCAAATTCCTTTAGCTCTCTTTCGGTTGCATCCTGTTTCATAGCGTTGGCTTTTCTTGATATGACCTGTACGTTCCCTTTCACGTAACCTTTTTCGGGCAAGATTCTATCTAAAGATGGGGCATGACGAGTCTTAACTTTTAAGGGGACGTTTCTGCATCCCGGGAAAGAACAATCTCCATCCACTCGGATGAGACCTCTCTGTTAGACAGTTCCTCTAACTCTTCAGGGGAACAGAAGTAGGCAAGGG